CAAGCGGTAGTAGTGGATCATCTGGTACAAGCGGATCTAATGGTACAAGCGGTAGTAGTGGATCAAATGGTACCAGTGGCACAAGTGGCACAAGTGGTAGTAGTGGATCAAGTGGTACAAGCGGATCTAACGGTACAAGTGGTAGTAGCGGATCGTCTGGTATAAGTGGCAGCAGTGGAACAAACGGCACCAGTGGTACAAGTGGCACAAGTGGTATAAGCGGATCAAACGGTACAAGTGGTAGTAGCGGATCGTCTGGTACTAGCGGATCAAGTGGATCTAACGGTACAAGTGGTACAAATGGTACTAGTGGCACAAGCGGTACAAGTGGATCTAATGGTACCAGTGGTAGCAGTGGCACAAGTGGTACAAGCGGATCAAGTGGTACTAGTGGCACAAGCGGAACAAGCGGAACAAGCGGATCAAGTGGTACTAGTGGCACAAGCGGAACAAGTGGAACAAGCGGCAGTAATGGATCAAGTGGCACAAGTGGTATAAGTGGGTCAAATGGTACAAGTGGAACGAGTGGCACAAGCGGTACTAGTGGTAGTAGCGGATCGTCTGGTGTAAGTGGATCAAGTGGGTCAAGTGGGTCAAGTGGATCAAGTGGGTCAAGCGGATCAAGTGGTACAAGTGGATCAAGTGGGTCAAATGGTACTAGTGGCACAAGCGGAACAAGTGGATCAAGTGGGAGCAGTGGCACTAGTGGTACGAGTGGATCAAATGGTACCAGTGGAACGAGTGGAACAAGTGGTATAAGTGGGTCAAATGGTACAAATGGTACTAGTGGCACAAGTGGAACAAGTGGATCAAGTGGTAGCAGTGGTACTAATGGTACTAGTGGTACAAGTGGTATAAGCGGATCAAATGGCACCAGTGGAACAAGCGGAACAAGCGGAACAAGTGGTACTAGTGGTAGCAGTGGTACAAGCGGATTTAGTCGTGATAGTGGTAGCAGTGGTAATAGTGCCACAAGTGGTAGTAGTGGTACAAGTGGTAGTAGCGGTACAAGTGGAACAAGTGGTAGTAGCGGTCAAAACGGAACAAGTGGAACAAACGGAACAAGTGGCACAAGTGGAACGAGTGGAACGAGTGGAACAAGTGGAACAAGTGGTAGCAGTGGTACGAGTGGCACAAGCGGAACCAGTGGTAGTAGTGGAACTGTTGGTACAAGTGGAACAAGTGGTGTAAGTGCTGGTGGAGGTGCTAGTGCTAGTAGTGGAAGTAGTGGTATAAGTGGAACCAGTGGTAGCAGTGGTACGAGTGGCACTAGTGGTATTAGTGCTCCTAGTGGTACCAGTGGAATTAGTGGTGGTAGTTTTACTGATCAGCCTAATTATTTGGTAAAAACGACTGGTCTTACTACGTTACAGAGTGTTAATTTTTTGAGTGTGAGTGGTACTACATTAACGGTTACTGGAACTGTTAGTGCTACTACATTGATAGAAACGTCTAGTGAAGATACTAAAACGGATATTGTACCTTTATTGCCGCCGCAATTGGACAAGATTGTGTTATTGAATCCGGTGACATTTAGGTATAAGAACAACAATGAATTTAGTATTGGTTTGATAGCTGAAGAGGTTGTGAAGATATATCCTGAATTTGTTAGTTATGATGAGTTGGGTAATATATCTGGTATAAATTATAGTAAATTGACAGCTGTATTGATACAGGGTGTTAAAGAATTGAAGCAGATAGTTGATGAACAACAAATAACAATAAATCGATTGATAAATAAATAATTATATTATATGGCAATATTACAAGGTGCTCGAATTACAGGATCAATTATAGCTACAACTTTTATTAAAGCTAATGGCTTCAGTGGCAGTATAACCGCGTCAAATTTGTATGTACTTGGCAAAGCTGGTATAGGTACAACAAGTCCTAGTGCAAAACTTCAAATTTTGCAAACTGCAGCATCATATCCATTTGCAAAATTTACTGATAATATTTTTGGACCTGGTGCTTATTTATCAGCATTTACAACTTCAGGTGGAAATGTTTTGGGATTTGCTGGTCTTGAGTGTAATTTATCTAATACCACAAACAGAAGACTATGGGTAGGCGTAGATTCTCCATATGGAGTTGATGAAGGATTTGTGGGTACTCCTGACAATATACCTATATCATTTTACACTACTGGTAGCATTAGAATGACAATTTCTTCAGCTGGTAATGTTGGTATAGGTACAACAAGTCCTACTCAATTATTGGAAGTTGCGGGGACTTTAAAAACAACCAGTACCATCACAAATGATGGTGGCATTTATTATGGTGGCGGATCAAATTTAGATATTAATCAATATAACAATGGTTATATGAGATTTTTAACTAATAATAATGAAAAAATGCGTATTGCGGCTGACGGCAACGTAGGTATAGGTACAACAAATCCAATAGCTAAATTTCATGTATCTTATGGTACTGATGCTCAGTCTGTCAAAATGATTGGTGCTGGTGGAAGTACAAATGGTAATTTTATATATTCTTTGGCATCGGATTGGTCAGACTCATTTGGATTAAATGTTTTTGCAACTGCCCACGTTAACACAGCAAGAACAAATACTTTAGTAAGAATACATTCTAACGAAACATCAATTGGAGGTTTACCTCTTAGAGTAACAGCTCAGGGAAGTATAGCATCACCAACTTATGAAGCTTTATCTGTTAATTATTTAGGTAATGTTGGTATAGGCACAACATCACCAAATGTTAAACTTTATGTTTCAGCAGGTACACTTGGTTTAAATCAAAGAGCAATGTTTATAAACGCTGATATTACAACTAATACAAGTGTTTATACTCATACGTTGAATTTAATAGACGCCGCAACTGATGCTAATCCAACATCTCTCGCATTAGGACTATATAGTCACGTTGTGTTTAGAAATAGGCCGGTTAGTGCTGGAAGTGTTGGGGGAATTTTAGATATATACACCAGAGGCGTTCTTACAGATCCAACAGTAAAAATGACAGTAACTGATGTAGGTAATGTTGGTATAGGTACAACAAGTCCTACAAGTAAACTTGATGTTACAGGTGGCAACATTGAATTAGATCCTAACCAATTTATCAGTTTTAATAATGCTGGGACTGTTCCTAAAATTGGATATAGAACATCAGGACCGCAAGCGGGATTGGACCTTTACGATAACGCTGGACTTCTAACTATATCACTTGGTAATCAAGCGGTAGGTATTGGCGATTATGCCGGAGGTATTGCACTGCCTATTAAAGGTTTGGCGGTGAGTGGTAATGTTGGTATAGGCACAAGTAGTCCAGTGTCATTATTAACTGTCGGAAGCACTACGACTACAACATCTTCAATGACTTTGCAAGGAGAATATCAATCTTCAATTTTTAATAATACTAATATATTTGGTTTTAGACACGGCGGAGCAGATAGATGGAGATTAACAACAAATCAAAATTCAGCTGCAAGTAATGATTTTGATTTTAAAATTAATAGTCTTGATTCCGCTGCAACTAATTACACCACTTTTGTTACTATAAAAGGTTTGACGGGTAATGTTGGTATAGGTACAACAAGTCCTGCTAATAAATTGCATATAAGTGGATCTTCTACAAATTTACCACTTAAATTGGAAGGACTGACAAGTAACGCAACTGGTTACTTTTTAACAGTTGATAATACAACCGGCGTAGTACATAAATCAACAAGTGGCGCTAGTGGAACAAGTGGCACCAGTGGCGCAAATGGCAGTCCAGGTGGTGCGGGTAGCAGTGGTACCAATGGAACGAGTGGCACCAGTGGCGCAAATGGTAATCCAGGTACCAGTGGCACTAGTGGCGCAAATGGTAATGCTGGGTCTAGTGGTATTACTGGTACCAGTGGTACTAGCGGTGTCACAAATATAAAAGCATGGATTCACTTTAATGGAACAGGCACACCATCATCTAACGCGTCTAATAACGTATCATCCATAACTGATAATGGTACCGGCGATTATACAATTAACTTTACCACTGCATTTTCTGATGCAAATTATGTGGTAGCTGGTACAGCAACTTATCAATATGAAAATCCCGGTCAATCTATAAATAATATGTTTATTGCAGTACCAAGAAGACCTACAGCACAATTAGCTGGTAGTTGTAGAATTTCTACGCCTGGTTCTGATAACGTATTATACGATTGCGATTATGTTAGAGTATTATTTTCAAATTAAATTTAATATAACACTTGACTTTTGTTTTTATATAAAGTATAAGCATAAGCAAGCGCTTGTTGAATTAAGTGATTGTTAAATATTAATTAAATAATACTAAATTATTGATAGTTAAATTAAAGTTAAGCGCTTGATATGCTACTATTTATTATAAATGATTACTAATAAACATAAAATATATTTGGATATGGATGGCGTAATAAGTGATTGGGAATCACAATTTAAGCGCTATAGTGGTGGTGTGCCTGTAGAAACTTATGATGCTGAACACGGTAAGAAAAATAGATTTAAGTTTGTAGATAAAAACTGTCCTGAGTATTATGCTAGTATGCCTTGGATGAAAGATGGCAAATTGCTTTATAATTTTGTTTCACATTTGCCTGTAGAAATATTAAGTCATGCGCCTACCAAGTTATCTTATATTGGTAAAAAGCAATGGTTAGCTAATAATAAGATAGATATTAAAACTAATTTGGTACCGCATAGAAACTTAAAAGCGAAGTTTGCAACTGCTGATAGTATCTTGATAGATGACCGAGAAGACAATGTAAATGATTTTATTAATGCTGGTGGTAAAGCAATATTGCATAAAAATGCTATAGATACTATCAATCAACTAAAAGAAATGTTGGGTATCAAAGAAAAACATAGAATTTATAATAGTATTTTAAATCCTGAGATATGGGCTACTGAAAATGCTATTAAACCTGAAGTACTAAACAAGTTATTAACTATTGCAAATACTTTTTACAAAGATACTGATTTGAATGTACCGCTTGAGAATATATACTTTCTTGGTAGTACTGCTGGATATAATTGGACACCAACAAGTGATATTGACTTACATTTGGTTGTGGATTTTTCCAAAATTGATCCAAATGAAGAATTGGTTAAGAATTATGTGGATGGCTTAAAAAGCAAATGGAATGAAAACCACAACATTAGAATAGGTAATCATCCTGTGGAAGTTTACATTCAAGATATTAAAGAGGTCAATAGAAGTCAAGCTGTATATAGTTTGATGAAAAATGAATGGGTAAAAAAGCCAAAAATAGAAGACATTCAGATTGATAAAGATGCTATTACAAAGAAATACAAACAATATGTTTCGTTTATTTCCACAGCTATAAAAGAACAAAATTTAGATAAATTAAAGCGTTTGGTTAAACGTTTGTATGAAATGAGAGAAGCTGGGTTAAGTAAGAGCGGCGAGTATAGTACAGAAAACTTGGTATTCAAACTTTTAAGATCCACAGGTTACGTCAATCAACTAAAAGATGCTATCACAAATATTACAGATAAAAATTTGAGTAAATGATACAATTACACGGAAGTCCATACCCATTTTCCGTTTCCACAATCCCAGATACGATCATAACCATTTAACTGCATATTTTTCCATTCTGTTAAATTTGACTCAAACTTATTCAATATCTTATTTAATTTATGTTTTTGAAATGACATTCGATTAAATAATATTTTATAATCTGGACTTATATACCAATAGTTAGGTGTAGTATTTTCGATAAAATTGAAACCTAAATTTTGGTATACTATGCCATCAAAATACCTTTTGTCATTATAAGATATAATGCTCTTAGGTGTATGATCGTGGATAAATCTTTTAAATAATTTTGATGCGGATCCTATAACAGATGTGTTTAGTTTATTGCAATAGCGATACATTTCGTATTGTATTTTTTTGTCAAATCTAGACTTAACAAATGTCATCAAAGAGACCAATTCATTCTTATAATACAATCCGTATTTTATAGAAGATTTATCTTTTCCTTGTAAGTGATTGTGTTCTAAAAACGTGTTTTTTTCATCTTCGCAAACCAACCGAACATCGCATTCACGCGCGTAAATTTTGTTAATATTAGTTTTAAACAAATAACAAAGTACAGATTTAACAATTTCTTTTTTATGAATCCATTCATTTTCAAATATGTGTACTAGTCGTATGCCTTTTGAATTACAACTGCGACTTTTATTTAAATGATAATGTTTTTTAATACCGTTACCGTTTTCACTGTGCCAATACAATCCATTTAGTTCAATAGCTATATTTTTAGACGGTACATAAATATCTAACTCTTTACCGTTAAGTACAGTTCTATCTTTTCTCTTTACAATAATATCATCTTGCACAATAGATTTGATAAAGTGATATATTTCATTTTCAAGCGTATCTTTGTCTAATGGATTACAGTAACTACAAAATATATGATTTAATTTATAAACGTCCGTTTCAAATACCTTGTTACACTTTGTACACAAAAATTTATATTTATTTTTATATAAATAACCATTGTACTCAGATTCAGAAAATAAAGGAGATATATTTCTAACCTCACAGTAATTTTTAATAAAACCAAAACGTTCTATTTTAGATTTATCCGCAATATTTTTCCTTATGGTAACATCTTTTAAAGCATTATCAACTCCGTATTTTGTAAGACAAGTGGATTTTATTTTTTCAATATTGTTATAATTTTCATCTCCATATTTTTTAAATTTAGTGTTTTTAACACGTTGTTTATATACAACTAATTTACTATACGATTCAACTCCGTATTTATCCAAAATAGCATTTTTAAAATTTTTCTTTGTTTCTTCGGTTTGCATTGGATGCATTCCATTATATTTTTGCGAATACGTTTTTTTCTGTGATTCACGTATTTTATTTAAAACTTTAACGTTTGCATTTGAACACTGTTTGCTACAGTATATTGATGTATTTCGCTTGTAAAAGGAAATTTTATACTTTATATTACAAGTTCCACATACCTTTTCAATAAAATCCGGATTATTTTTAGGTCTGCTCATAATTTACCTTTGGTTCATACATAGATATATATTAACAAATTATTACCAGAAATCAAATTAAATTTAAATTTTAATATTTATTATAAAGAAAGGTATATAATTTATGGCAGAACTACTAAATCCAAGTGAAATATTCGCTACGGCATTCGAACCAAAAGTAAAGAATCGTTTTATTCTTTATGTTGATGGTATTCCATCATTCATCATCAAAAAGGTCAATCGTCCTAAACTAACACAAGCCAAGAAGGAACTTGATCACATCAATACAAAATCTTACTATAAAGGTAAGAGTGTATGGGATGAAATCAGTATGGAACTTTATGATCCAATTGTGCCATCCGGTGCTCAAGCAGTAATGGAATGGGTACGTTTACACCACGAATCAGTTACTGGTCGTGATGGTTACCAAGACTTTTATAAGAAGGAGTTAACAATTAACGTCTTGGGTCCAGTAGGTGACAAAGTAGAAGAATGGAAGTTGGTAGGTTCATTTATCGTAAGCGCCGATTTCCAAGAAATGGATTGGAGCGATGATGGTGCTGCTCAAATGATCAGCCTATCAATTGCATACGATTACGCAATTCTTCAATATTAATATTTTTGCCAAATCAAAAAGAACCCCACATTTATTTGTGGGGTTTTCTATTTATTAACATATGCAAATGGGCAAGAAAGTATTCGTCATTTATCCTGGTAGATTTCATCCTTTTCACGCAGGTCACAAGGGTGTGTATAACTATTTAAGCACCAAATTTGGTGGCAACGACGTATATATAACAACCACCGGAGTAGTTGAATTGCCAAAGTCACCTTTTTCATTTGACGAGAAAAAAGAAATGATGATGGCAACTGGCATACCGGCCAACAAAATACTAAATGTCAAAAACAACTACAACTTGCAAAGTGTAGCTGGTCAAATACCGATCAATATAGAACGTGATAGTATTATTTTTGCAGTTAGTGAAAAGGATATGGCTGAAGATCCACGATTCAAAAACTTTGTAAAAAAAGATGGGTCTCCTTCCTATTTGCAACCATTGCCAAAAAATCAATCTAAATTGGACCCAGCCATAAAACACGGATACTTGATAACAGTGCCAACTACAGATTTTACAGTACTAGGGTTACCAGCTAGAAGTGCAAGTCAATTGAGATCTCAATATGCTACATTAACCCCAGAACAACAAAAGGCTTTTATTACTGATTTGTTTGGTAATTACAATACAAATGTTCATAATATACTAAACAATAGATTGGGTAACAACGCCGGTAAATTAACTGAAAAGCAAAAGAAGTTATTAAAGAAATTGATTGTGGGTATCTTAAAAGAAGACGAAGCTAAAATAAATTCTGCCAAAGAAAAAAGAAATGCAGCTGAAAAGGATCTTCGAAATGCGGAACTCGACGGTGCTGAAGAAGATTTAAAAAAAGCAAATGATAATTTATCATCGGCTACGACTCCAGAGGAAAAAGCTGCAGCTGAGGCAAATGTAAAAATAAAGAAGGCTTCGGTGGATAGTAAAAAAGTTGCAGTACAATCAACGCCAAGTTAAATATAATAATTAAAAAGTTATATAATGTTCTATATATTGTTATAAAGTTATGAGTGACGAAATTATAATTCAAAAATTAAAGCAACAGCATTCAACTGCATCAACAACAGCTGCACATACAAGTTATCCTGCGGAAACAATAGAATTGCCATCTAAAGGATATTTCTATGATGAGTCTAGTCCACTAAGCAAAGGTAGTGTGGAATTAAAGATGATGACTGCTAGAGAAGAAGACATTTTAACCAATGAAAACTTCATCAAAAACGGTACCGTATTGGATAAATTGCTTGAATCCTTAATTGTTACACCCGGCGTAAGAACACAAGATTTGTTGATGGTAGACAAAAATGCACTGTTTGTTGCTGCTAGACGTTTGGCATATGGTGACAAATACGGACCTGTTAAAATTGAGTGCAAAAAATGTAATACCGAAAACAAAACATATATTGATTTAAGTACATTAAATGAAAAAGAAGTGGACTTCAATAAGTTTCAGAAGGGTAGTAATGAATTTGAATTTGAGTTTCCATATTGTAAACGTAGAATAATATTTAAGCTCGTTACATCTGGTGATCAAGAAAGCATTGATCGTGATATCAAAGCGATGACCAAGATCAAAAAACAAGCCAGCACAGAAGTAACTACCAGACTTAAAAAGCTGATTGTAAGTATAGATGGAAAACCAGATATTGCAGCTATTAATAAATTTGTTGACAATGAGTTGTTGTCAAAAGACAGTATGGCACTAAGAGCTTATATTAAAACAATTGCGCCTGAATTGGATATGGGATTTGACTTTGTATGTGAACACTGTGGTGAGGTGGAAAGGATGGATGTACCGATGACGGTACAGTTTTTTTGGCCTGAGTCCTGAATATAAGTTACAAGTTCACGGTCAAATATTTGAATTGAGTTATTTCTCGCAAGGAGCGGTAAATGTACAAATTGCGTATAATTTACCGGTATTTTTGCGTAATTTTTACTATGCTCAATTAGCAAATATAAAGAACAAAGAAAGTGATAGTTACAAAGAACCTGCTAAAAAGTCGGGTAAAGTAGATAAGCCTTTTTAGTGTAAAATAATATAGTTGTCATATTTATATATTATATGGCAGCACAACCATTTGATCCAACCGCTCTGGCCAATGCACTTAAAAATTTAGGTGCTGCCAGTAATATAACTGAAAAGCTTAAATCAGATTGGGCAGATATAAGTAAAAATTTAAGTGAACAAGAAAAAAACCAACGTCGATTAAATGTTCTTTCAAATCTTCAATCTGATATATCTGCTACTATAAGTGAGCAAAAAAAAGCGTCGATTGTATATGACGAGGCATCTTTTAATTTAGAAAATGATCGATTACAACTTCAACAGAAAATTTTAAGCGCTCAAACAGAAGCTTTAGAAATAGCTATAAATTCTGGTGCTTTATCACGTGACCAACACAAAAAAGCGAAGGAGATGATAGATTCTTTCTTGTTACAAAATATTGCTTTAGCTGGTAATCTTAAAGTATATGAAAAACAAAAAAATCAAGGAAAAAAAATCGAGGAACAATTTAAATTGGTCAATGGTCAATTAGTTCAAGAACGAAAAAACATATCAGATGTTAATATTGATTTGGTTGCTACTTCAAAGATTTCAAAGTTAATTGGTGATATAATGAGTGAATTAAAAATTCCAGCGTCTTTTAGTAGCCTGTTAAAACAAACATATGAAAGATTCAAAGAAATTGATAAAACTGCGACCGAAGTTCGTCAAACATTTGCGTTATTTAGACAAGATGCCGAATATATAGAGAAAAATATTAAAAATATAAGTACGGATCTTGCTAAATTTGGAGTTGCGGCTAAAGATGTGGCATCAACATCAAAATCTATAGGATCAGCGTTTAGTTCGATTGATATTGCAAATACATCATTGGTTAGTGATATAACACTGTTATCCAAACAAATGGGAATTACATCTGATAGAAGTGTTGGTTTTCTTAAAACCATCGGTGGAATTAAAGGTCAGAGCGCAGTTGCTAACAAAAATATGTTGGGTTTAGCTGGCGCTTCAGCAAAAGCTTATGGTGTTGGATTGGACGATGTGATGGCCGACGTTGCAAATGCATCTGAAGAAGCTAGAATGTATGCTGGTAAAAACGCCGATGAAATGGTTAGAGCCGCAGCTCAAGCTAGACAAATGGGTACTACTCTTGATAATATGTCAAGAACCACAAAAGGTCTACTTGATTTTGAAAGTAGTATTCAAGCGGAATTAAAAGCTAGTGCTTTGATTGGTAAAAATATTAACTTCAATGAAGCTCGTAGATTGGCATTCCAAGGCAAAGTTGTTGAAGCAAATAAACTAATATTGGATCAAGCTAAGAAAATTAAGTTTAATCAGTTAAATCCAATTGCACAAGAAGCATTTGCAAAAGCTGCTGGTAAGTCTGTAAAAGAATTGCAAGATATGTTGGAGGCAGAAACTCGTATAAAAGACGCACTGAACTCACAGGATCCTGTTGTTAGAAAAATAGCACAAGAAAGATTAAAAGAACAAAATTTATTGAAAACTAATAGTAAATTAGCTCAACAAAAATTTGAACAAGATTTGAAAACTAAAGCGAACCAAGAAAGATTGGCTATAGTACAAAATAAAATAAATGATGCGTTGCAAAAATTAATGTTACCTGTTTTAGAATTTATTTCTAAAACGATGGATGGCATTGTATATATTTTTGAAAAGTTTAATCCTGAAGAATTAATAGGCCCTTTAATACGAATAAAATTGATGTTTACATCGGTTGGTACCGCGCTTCGTGAATCTTTATTGTTTCCACTTAGAGTTGCAAGTGGATATCTATCTAAGTTAGGAGAGGTTGGGTGGATTAAAAATTTGTTATTGCCGATAACAATGTTGATAGAAAAAACAAAACTTTTTATAGGAAACTTTCAGTATGTCAGATCGTTAGGTACAAATTTTGCACAGTCTTTTTTATCGGCTGGAAATGCGGTTGGTGGGATTTTTTCAAAAATAGGAAAAGTTTTGGCCGGAATAGCGGTGCCAATTGATTTTGTAATATCCAAATTTAATATTTTTAAAACATTTGTATCATCAATATTTTCACCTATTACAAACGCAATTAAACCGATAATAGGTGCGTTTAAATCTGTTGGAGAAGGATCTAAATTTTTAAAACCTTTACTAGGCTTTTTAAAAATCGGAAAACTTGGTTTAACAGCTGTTCCTATTTTGGGTGAAATAATAATGGCTATAGAATTTATATATAATGCGTGGAAAAGAATTAGTGTAATATTTAATGATCCAAATTTAAACATTGGACAAAAAATATTTGCATCTGTTGTTGGGCTTTATGGTGCTTTGTATGATACATTAATACAACCATTTATTGATATTGGCGAATGGATTATAAAAGCCGTTTGGGGAGAAGATATTTTGAAAGGTATAAAGGCAGTAGTAAATGATATATATACTATACTCAAATCTCCATTTGAAAAGGCATATAATTGGATAATGGATCTATTAGGCGGTAAATCTCCATCAAAAATTGGTTTAGCAATCGTCGATGGTATAGAATCTGTAGTAGATATGTTATTTGATGTAATTACATATCCATTTAAAAAAGCCGCTCAAATTATACCAGAGATTATAAATATTTTAAAAACAACATTTGTTGACGCTTTTAAATCAGTTGTAGATATAATATTTGATTTGATTACGTATCCATTTAAAAAAGGATTTGAACTAATAAAGTCCGCTGTATCTGAAGTGGGCGCTTTTCTCAAAGACACATTCAGTGGAGCGTTTACTTTTATTATTGGTGCTCTTGAAAAAGTATGGGAAAAAATGAAAGGTATTGGTTCATTTATATCTGATACAATAGGAAAAACTTTTAGTTTTGTTGGTAGAATAGTCGGAACATCAGAAGAAACTCCATCAAAAACTGCGACTGAATCAAAAACAAGTGTAAAAACTGATGATTTATTGATCAATACAATTGTAAATTCCAATAGAGTTTTAGCAGAAAAACTTGATAAATTGACTTCTATGATGGCATCTGGTCAAATTGCTGTGTATATTGATGGTCAACGTGCAAATCAATTATTAGCAACAAGTAACTCAAAATTTGGTTCATTTGGTCAAGCAACAACCAATTAATCTGATATTTATAATTAATGGCAAATAGTAATACATATTCTAGCGCAATAGGTAATGATGGTGCGCAAGTTACCACACTTTCTAATATACAAGGTGCGGGTTTATCTTTGCCGCCAAATGCCGAACAATATATAAATCTAAGAGCGCCTGGTAAATTAGAAACATTATTCAATACTAATAATAACAATGAAGTATTATATAGCAAGAATAAACCAACTGATTTATACGCAAGAGGATTAATTAGCAGCGAATTAGCACCTCCTTTTTACGCAAATCCAAATCAAGGTCAACGTCAGAAGATAAATGTTAGCAGATCGTTTCCTATACAATCCGCATTGAGAGACGGTACCAGAATCAGAAGATTTCTAGGATCTGGTAAAGGTGGTACTTTTTTAACAAAACAAATACTATTACAAGGATTTGCTCCATTTGACGAAACCAAGATTTATAATCCAGCAAGTCCTCTTTTGGCTGCGGTTAGATTATCAACATTTGGTGCTATAGAAAGACCCACCAGATTTATAGATAGTAGCAATATTGTTGGTGGATTAATGGGTGCTGCCGGTATAGGTGGTATTACAAAAGCTATTGGTGGATTGTTTGGTGCAACCGAAGGCAATCCATCTCCGCCACGTAGTAGTGTGGCTAGTGCAGCTAGTGAGCCAAAGAGTGGATTGGGTGGATTTTTCAATTTTACAGGATTACTTGGAGGTGGCGACAAAGCAGATCAAGTAATGCCTATTACAGGTCGAGATGGTGTTAAAGGATTACTAAGAGGTAATACAGCTACTGCTGGTTACAACAACAAACGATATAAGAGTTTGATGAGTAATTCTACAGGCAAAGGCGGATTCTTTAGTAATCTACTAAAATCAGCTGGGTCATTTTTAAAGAATAATACAATTCTAGGTGGATTGTTACCACCTACTCAACCAATAGCAGGATTAAATTACAGAGCTGATGAAGATACATATGATCTGATGTTAAATACCAATAGATGGAGTAATTCTATTACACACGACAGAACAAGTGGTAAGAAGAGTGCTAATCTAAATGTTAATTTAAATCAGGGTAACAATTTGTTATATACAGGCACACAACCAAAATCAAAAGGTGGTTTTATTGGTGGATTGTTAAAAGCAGTTGGATTACAACAAATAACAGGAGGAAACAGCAGTGGTACAAGTGGAATGAGATTTTTTGCCACTCCTCTGACAAACATAGTTTCTAAACGATTGAGACTATATGTTCAAAGCAATAAAAATTTAAGAAACAACAGCTTTTTATCTGTTACATATTCAACTACACCTGGCGTTGGTAAATTAACAGATTCGTATACAATTAGTAATGTTGAAATTAGTTCTGTAGACGGAGCTAATACAAACAGATATGGTGATTTAGTTAAAATAGATGGAGATGTAGAATATAGTGATCAATTGTTAAACTATAAACAATATACCGATCCTAAATTATCTGTAAACTATCAACGCACACTTTCAGATAAAACAGATAAAACTGTAGAATATATTCAAGATTTAAGTAGAATTTTAAAAACCAAAATTGCTGGAAACGACAATTTAAAGTATGGTGTAGATCCTATATTTGGAAAAACACAACAGTATGCTACAGATGATGTTGGTTTTAATTATTTAGCAAAAGTAAAATCAGACAGAACCAATCCTGATGGATCTGATAGTGCAAATCAATACACTTATACTGGTCGAATCAGATATGAAAGAAAAGAAAAGTTTCCAACTCTATTGGGTAAAAAAGAAGGTAGAGACAGATTTATAAGACCCACCAACAATGTTGACTATGTTAACAGTTTGGGTGTATTAAATGCGGATGAATTTGCTGAAAAATACAATGATCAATTTAACGGATTGGGCCCTGACTTGGTTAAGTTTTACTTCTACGATATAGTTAACAACAGATTTATACCGTTTAATGCTACTGTAAAAGGGTTGCAAGAAAACAATACATCTACTTGGGAACCAATTGAATACTTGGGTAGACCTGATAAGTTATACTATTACAAAGGATTTACCAGAGACGTTAGTTTCAATTTTAAAGTGGTTGCACATTCTGTTAAAGAATTACTGCCTATGTGGCAACGTGTAAACTATTTGGTGGGTTTAACCAGACCTTCTAATTATACTTCCACTGTAAATGGCGGATTTATGATACCACCGATGGTACAATTTACACTTGGAGATTTTTACAAAAACCATTGTGTGGTTTTAAATTCGTGCAATGTTAGTATACCTGAAGACGCATCTTGGGAATTAATTAACGAAAGTACTGTACAACAACAAGATTGGAGTTATAATTTAGGAAATATATTTACATTTGACAAAACCAGTATGAAAGGTAAAGTTGCGCAATTTCCAAGAGAAGCCGAAATTACTATCAATATGTCATTGATGGAAAAAGACAGACCAAAAACAGGAAGAGCTTTGTGGGGAAATGCTCCTGTTGCAACTATGACTCAGGCGGATGCTGGAGAAACTGCTACTGTATCTACATTTGGTACAACCGATCTTTATGGCGATAAAGATTATAATGATGTAGCTAATAATGATTTCTCTATGAATATGCGATATGATGTTGACAGACAAGGAAATAAATGAGATATCAATTTACGCCAACTGAAAAAAGATATGATGGGAAATTGGTATTTAAGACCACGTATTATCCCAATATACCGGAAACCGAGGACGATATATACATTACCGCATCCAATGAAGATTATTTGGATGCTTTAGCCAAAAAGTATTATGGTGATGAAATGTACTGGTGGATAATTGCTTTGGCTAACAACATATCTGATGGCAAATTGTCCGTCAATGCAAATAAACAATTAAGAATTCCAGGCAATTTACCAAATATATTACAGAATCTCAAACAGATTAATAGTTAAGTTATATGGCATACGAGGATGAAATTGCAGAAGAACCTAGATGGTGGGAAGTACAAAACATTCCTGTTGCATTAATTCGTGAATTAAGACGTAGAAAAAACTCAAATAATATTGGTTTTAACTACCCATCTTCAGGCGATCCAAGTGGTGTTGTATATGATTTCTTCAATAAGCATGGTCAGTACAAAGGACCAATGACTCCGTGGGTACGAGTTTTTTCAAACGGCACTGGTATAGCTGGAAATGGATTGGTACCTCGTAGCACGATACTAAATAAAAACGGAGAAGAAAAGAGTTATGATGGATTTTTGTTTATGCCTGGCAGCGGATTTTATGAAATGTATGGTTTTAAACAAGATGGCAATGTATTAAAACAAGACAAGTCTATTATTGGATATGAAGCTAATGGAAACCCACATTATATAGACTCTAGATATAGAACTCAATTTTCTTACAAGTGGCCAAGTACATTTAACAAAAACGGAAACATTATTGAAAGCGTTCAAAAATCCGAAGTATCTTCTATATTACCGCCGCCAAATTTAGAAAGTATAGAAATAAAAACTAGCAAAGATATGTTGTCGTTTGCTACCATAAAATTCAAATGTTATGGATTGGCTCAGTTGGAATATCTAGCACCATTCTTTTTGACACCCAGAATAAATGTGTTTGTTGAAATAGGATGGAATTTGTTTAATATCAATTCACTGATTGATTTATCCAGCAAAAATGAATGTTGGTCAATAATACAATCTCCACAAAAAATAATGGATAAATGGTACCAATCGTATGGTAACTATGGTGGTATTACTGGGATCGTAACCAAGTATAATTTTTCAACACAAGACGGCACTATATATGATTGCAATGTGGAACTAACTTCTCGACAAGCATTATTTGCTGGTATGCCTGCGGAAAACAATGTAAGTACCACAACAAATTCAAAGACCGATTCCAATGGCAAAAAAATACCAACAGAAACAAAAGAATATACAGGATTAAAAACGTTTTTGAAAACCGCTTTACCCAAGTTAAAGCAAGTTGTTATTGATCGTAAAAATTTTATGGAATATATTGCTACAAACGGTATATCCAATTCAGACGATTATGATAATTCAATAAATCAACATTTTATAAAACAACAATCTTTTTACGATGGTAAAGTTGAAAATAGAATCTTTATAGGAAGAACAGATGCGCCTAATGTATATAAAAAACCAGCTGTACCAGTTGGAGAAGAAAATATATCATATAAATCAACTAATATTGGTGGAGTAAATTACAAAGCTGTATCATATAAAGATGATCGTTGTGATTTTGATACCAAAGGCGACGATGAAGTGTGGATGCAATTGGATTTTCTTTTTGAAGTTGCTAACAAATTCTGTTCTGTTGTATCAAATAAAACATTTACTATTAATGTAGATAAGATAATAAATGCACATCCAAATTTAATAAGTTGTGATCCACACGTATTAATACCAAATGGAATCGCTCCTAAATTTAATATTGGCAAAAAACTTCCAGATGAAAGTTACTTAAATACTGTAAAAAATAACAAATTGGATCCAACTGCACAAAGTCGAGTTGAAAATGAAATCAAGTCTGGTGGATATTTGAAAAATGGTGATCCAAATCAAAATGCGTTTTTAAAATCAAAATATGATGTCGAGGTAACTAATGTAAACGACGAACTTTATAGAGCTGCTAAAAAAGTTGAAACCGTATTTAAAACAGCGGGTGCTTATAGAGATAATTTAGATACTGTTATCAATAGATTGTACTATGATATTGGTGGTATAAGTGAAAATAGTCCAAGTGACAATATATCATTTCCTTTTATTTATGACAAAGAAGTTGTATTGACAGGTGAAGAACTTGTATTAGCCGATCCCCAAAAAACAAGATCACAGTCAATTAAAAGAACATACAAGAAGTTTAGATATGGCAATTTAAAAAACATATACATAAGCAAAACCAAAGTCTTGGAAATTGTAGAAAATAAAGAAGTTCAAACTTGGCAACAGTTCGCAAACGCAATAATGAATGTTATTAATGAAGCTTCTAATGGATTTTGGAAATTCCAAATATCACAAGATGATTTGGGTGGATTATCTATATTAGATAACAATTATATTGATTTAGGTGACAAATCGCCTAGTCTAAAACAAGTATATGTCTTTGATGCTGGTGGCACTGATTCCTGCATAAAAAACATTAGTTTAGATACTTCTTTGACGAGCGAACAAGCTACGTTGACATTATTTCAAGCGGGTATCAACAAACCAGATTCTTCTGACACATCGATGAGTGCTAAGAATTCAAGTGTGCCTGCTACCAGTTTTATAGATAGATTGGATGTCTTCAATGAAGAAGAAACAGGCACTGGCGAAAGTAATACAGTGCCTTCGCAAGAAGAAATTACAGTAGATCAAAACCCATTAATATCCGCAATACAAACGCACGGAACAATAGACAAGGTATTAACATTAACAAGTGCTTATATTGTAGATGGTGAAAACCCAAATGACGCCGCTAAAAATTACAAGCAGTTGAATTTATCTACAGATTTAAAAGACAAGTTGGGACAAATAATAGACGATCAAGATATAGAAAACAATTTATCTTTATATAGTGGAATCTCTCCTAACTTTTCGTTGACAGTAACATTTGATGGCATATTTGGATTTAGAATGTTTCAACACTTTGGTATTTCAAATTTTCCAAAACCTTATATTCCTGAGAATGTAATATTTATGATAACAGATGTTACACATTATGTTACAGCTGGCAATGGCAAATGGGAAACTGTTGTTGGATGTTTGGCAAGATGTGTAGCGGATCAAAACATTGAACTAATACCTGTATGATTATAAAAGATGTTGATGTTGCAACCAAAACAAAATTAAATCTGGGTAATTTTAACATTAATTTACCAAATACGTTTTTGCCAAAACCACAAGAAAAAGATTACAAGGTGGGGTATATAGAAAGATATCTAGTTTCCAAGATCAACTACTCGGAAATAACAGAAGTATCAGGCGACGTTTACAACAAAATAGACTCAAATTTTTTCAGAAAAGCCAAATTGAAATGGAAAATAACAGGTCCGTTAAACAGTAAGTATGATGGTAAGATGCTACTGGAACAAGGAGTAATTGACTACAACAAGAAGCAAGTGGAACAAATAAATACAGTGATTAACGGAACCAACGATGTTCTAACCAATCTTACTCAGTTCTACAAATAAATCAATTGACATTTGGTGTAAACAGTATACACTAAAGATGTGGAGTATTCGTCTAAAATCTATCTAAAATTAGTAACAAAGCACAATAATTATCATAATGCTTGTAATGATATTATTGCAGCTTTTATTTATGATTTTAAAGACGGTAAGAAACATTATTTAAATTTTTCCCACGGCGATTTGCCTGTGGATTGTTCGTTTGATCAATTTAAACTGGGTATCGAATCAAAAGATATTACAGTATACGTTAACAATAAAAAGACATATAAGTATTGGTTAAACTGTAAATTAATTGATGTTAATCTATTTGGATTTATAGACAACAATGAAACATTGGATGAAGTGGAAAACCTTAGCAGAAATTTTCTACAGCATAGTTACTACAATATCAATAACTTTAATTTGATATTACCATATGTTATACATCAACAGGTCTTTGATAAAGAGGTAGAACAAATCAAACACTTGGATTCAAAGGAAACTGAGAGTTATTGTTTTAAATTTTTTAACAATGTTATATCTGATACATTGTTTGAAGTAGAAAAGAATGGAATCAAAGTAGACGTTGATGTTTTTCCAAAATATTTCAAGAGCAAAACTTATAATAAATTTGTATATACCAACTATAACATATACAATCCAACTGGAAGACCAAGTAATTCATATGATACCATCAATTATGTAGCTCTTAAAAAAGATGATGGGTCGAGAGCTAGTTTTGTTTCACGATACGGACAAGACGGTCATTTGATGATGATCGATTTTACAGGATTCCATCCTTACATTGTAGCAAATCTTGTGGAGTACAAAGTACCCGAAGAAGAAACAATATATGAACATTTAGCTAAATATTACTTTAACATTGTCAATGTAACAGCTGATGATATTGGTAAATCAAAGAAATTAACGATGGTAAATCTATATGGTCAGATTTCCAATCAATATTGTGATATTCCTTATTTTCACAAAGTTGAACAGTTAAAGGATAAATATTGGAAAAAGTTTGAGAAGAATGGGTATATAACAACTCCGATATATAAACGAAAGATAACAAATAAACATATAGTTGATGCCAACAAAAACAAGTTGTTTGCTTATATTATTCAAGCTGCTGAAACTGAATATGGAATTGACAGCTTAAGTAAGTGTATTAAGTTTGTTAGTAACAAAAAGATCGTACCTATTCTGTATGTATATGATTCGATAGTGTTTGATATTCACAATGATGTGGATAGACAAGATATTACCGATTTGATTGAGATCTTTAAAAACAAGCGATTTAAGGTAAAGACTTACACGGGAAATAATTATAATGATTTGAAATTAGTCCAATTGTAAATATATTTATATCTATATTTATAATAGATGAACTTTAAATCATTAGTAAACGAAATTTGTTGTGACAATCGTATTAAGAACGGTGTATTGGATCTTAAGAACGAAGATCACGTTTTTATATTGCAGGAATATCTAGAGAAAGCTGGATATAATATCGATGAGATAGTAGAAAAGACCGCTAAGTTATTTGAAGCGGGTAGATTTCCAGATCGACAAGCATATAATAAAGATGGTATACTTGTAACATTTCCCAATAAACAATACAGAGATAGAGCTGTTAATAAAGGTACTCACTTCGCTGAAAATCCCAAAAAGGCTCAAGCTAATATTTTTAAAGCTGATGGCGAACAAGGAACTGATGCGCAAACAGATTCAGAACCATCTAAGAAACAACCTGCCACGTTAGATCAAACATTAGATAAAGATATCGAAGGTGATAGTGGTGTAGACAAAAGAACACCTACCGAGAAAAAACAAGATGCTTGGGGAGTGGAAGCTATATTAACAGGCCAAACGCCACTTGTTAATTATAGTGTAGATGAAGCTAAAAGTTATGGATTTTACAACAAAGGATTCAAATGGTTTGATACTAATGGAGATTTAATAGGTGAACAGATATACGATGAAAATATTAGTAAAGTTTTAATAAAAGCAAAAAACGAAGCAAATTTATCTGCGTTGACAACAAAGGCTTTAAAAAAAATCAACGTATTACATAGTGAATTTGCCGAAATATTACAAATATTAAAGACTGGTGCGGTTGAAGGTAAAGATGACGCGTTTAAAACCGATTTATATGAAACGCTTCCATTGTTAGTGTTATATGACATTTACAATTTAAGTAATGCTAAAAGTTTAGGTGGCGATTCTGTACCTAGAGCGGTAGATTTTTTTGCAAAAGTAGGCAATTTTAAAAGCACTTTGGAAAAAATATCTGATCCAATCAAAAAATCGGAGAATTTGCAAATATACGATGCTGTTGTAAAATCTTTGTATGAAATTGGTGGCATGGGCGGCGTTTCTTTAAAAAACATCACATCTAAATCTCCAACGGAGTTTATTCATAATTCTATAGGCGAATTTTATGCGCACGCAAAAACATACGATAATAAGTTTTCCGGTGGAGAAAAAAATAAGAAAAACACAGCGGATGTGGTAATAATTTATGGTGGCACTAAAAATGATGTATATGCTGCACTTGATAGTGGGTCAATTGAAGACGTAAGCGATTCAGTGTCAAAAATAAAAGGCAAAGACATTTATTTTGCTTTAGTTAGTTTGAAAGCTATGTCTGGTCGAGTAGGCAAGGTTTTGACTCAATTAAGGGGATATTTGGAAGCGGATGTAGAAACGCAGCCATCTGGAGAATATCAAAAAATAGTAAAAGAGACACGATTAACAGAGGGATTCTTTACTAGAATTAAAAACACTTTTGATAGTTACATTAACAAGTATAAAGAAATATCAGATACTATAAAAGAAAAATATAGGGGGATGATTGATGATTTCTCTAAACTTACAGGTGGATTCATAGATAAAGTAAAGAAGGATTTGTTTGATAATTTAAATGGCGAGGTTAAAAATATTGAGACTCATTCTCTTAAAGAGTTGAAAAAAATAGAAGATAAAATCACACAAGAAATTGGATCTTTAAATGAAAAAAGTAACAAATCGTGTGGTACTAAATCTACAGATTTATCTCCAGCTTTACTTAAAAATTTGGAGGATTATGAAAAACTATTGAGTGTTAATAACACTGACGATGTAATTTTAAATAAAATAGTCGAGACGGCAAAAAATCCGACAGTATCCAAGTATTTTATATTTGATGTAAATCCTGAAGAGTTATCGCAAGTTAAATCTATAAAACAAAACATTAAATCAACAATCAAAAAATTGTCGTCTTCAAAACAAACTTGTATATCTAGAGACGAATTAGCTCCTGTATTAATCTATAGAGGAAATGCATTAGCATTACAATATATTGATTTGATAATGAAAAAAGTTTTACAAGACACAAATCTGTCTGATCCCGATAAAATACAAAAAGAATTTATAAATCTGGCCTCGATTTTATCAACGGAGGCTATATTTGGAGGCAACGTAAGTCTTCCGCTTATTAAATTTACAGGCGATAAACTTGAAAGACTCGGATATAAAAATCAATACAAAGTAACAATACCTGAAAAAATACCTGATTTAAAATTAGGCAAATTAACCGTAAGACTTGAACCTGAAGCTAATGCTTATTTGGTTATATATTTATATTTGTTCTTTGGAATAGAAACCGAAGATGATCAAGTTACTCCTATTTATGTCGTGTATGAAATGAGAAGCGAAAGCGGTAGTGGATTTAGTTTTAAAGTCGAGGGTAACAAATTTGTAAATAAAATATGATATCTCAAAAACAACTACTTTGCACATTTGCAAATAGCTTAAATTATACTGAAACAATTAAAGAGATAACTCAACAATATACATTGATCGATAATAAGATTTTTATATTTGCAAATGAGAATAATCTTCGGGAATTGTACTTAACGTTTAATGTAGAAAAAACCGAACGTAATAATCGTTACAAAGGTACTATAAGTATTCATCGTAAGAAACAAACAAATACACTATATACGCTCAACGCAATGAATAAGTTGATTGCTGACGAAAACAATGGTGTATTTGATAAGAACTTCCAATTAAATTGGGAACTATATAAAAACAGTATTATACTAACCAACGAAATTGGTGTAAAAATAGTTCCATTAAAATTGTTTTCTATCCAAGAAATTTGATATATATTTTAGACTTGATTTCAATCTATACATAGTGTAGACTGATTTTAGGTTGGTTATATGACGGGTCGAGTGATCCGTTGAAGTAATTAACTAATTAACAATTAAACATTAAATAATTATGGCATTAGATCTAAGTAAACTAAAGAGTCGTTTGAACTCCCTTTCAAACACAAATCAAAAATCCAACTTGATTTGGAAACCAAAGCCAGGTAAACAAGTAGTTCGTATCGTACCATATAAGTACGTACCTGAGAATCCGTTTATCGAACTAAAGTTTCATTACAACATCAATAACAAGACTTATCTATCTCCTGATAGTTTTGGTCGTCCAGATCCAATCGTTGAATTTGCTAACCGTCTGAAGAAGACTGGTTCAAAGGAAGATTGGCAGATGGGTCGTAAGATGGAGCCAAAGATGCGTACTTTCGTACCAGTTATTGTTCGTGGTGAAGAAGGAGAAGGTGTCAAGTTCTGGGGATTTGGAAAGCAAGTTTATCAAGAACTTCTTTCAATCATCAGTGATCCTGATTTCGGTGATATTACCGATCTAACCAACGGTCGTGATATCGTTGTAGAATTCAAGACAGCTGAAGGCGGAGCTAGTTTCCCAGAAACCAGCATTCGTGTTAAGCCAAATGTAAGTGTCGCCGTAGATCCAAAGAATACCCAACTCTTGGATGCTCTAAAGGCACAAGTAAACATCTTGGATTTGTTTGAAGAACTATCCTATGATGACTTGAAGGAAGTTATGGATAAGTGGTTGAATCCAGAATCAGCCGCAACCGAAGTTGCAGCTGAACCTACTCCTAGTGGAGATGATGATGAAGCTCCGTTTTCAACATCACCAGCGGTAACCGCAACTGCTACAGCTAAGGCACCAGCTTCACCAACTGCTGCCAAAGCAAAGGGTAAAGACAGTGTAGAACAAGCATTTGATGACTTGTTTAACTCCTAAAAAATAAAAATAAGCCGGTGGAGTTTTTATACCCCACCGGCTTTCTAGTTATATACGTTATGGCAAAGAAAAGTGTTACAAAAGATACATCGGGTCAACGTGACGAATTAATCGAAATGTTGGCGAATGAGCTTAACAAAGCAAATAAAGATGGTGGTAAAATTGCACATTTCCTAGATGAACAAGATAATCCTTCAGAAATTACTGATTGGATTAGTACTGGCTCTTCTATTTTGGATCTTGCAATTAGTAATCGTCCACACGGCGGTCTACCAGTTGGTAAGATGGTTGAATTCAACGGACTTGAAGGTACTGGTAAGAGTCTATTGTCGGCACACGTTGTCGCAGATACACAGAAGAAGGGTGGAGTCGCTGTAGTAATTGATACTGAAAACGCAGCTGCGCCTGAGTTCTGGAAGAGTCTTGGTGTAGATTTGTCTAAGCTACTATATGTTCAATGTGAAACCGTTGAAGATATTTTTGCTCAGATGGAGAAGATGATCGCGATTGTTCGTAAGAGCAACAAAGATCGTATTCTTACAATCATTGTAGATTCTGTAGCAGCAGCATCTACTAAAGTTGAATTGGAAAGTGATCACGGTAAGGATGGATTTGCAACGGGTAAATCTATTATTATCAGTAAGGCAATGCGTAAGATTACTACTATGATTGGTAAACAGAAAGTATTGACTGTATTTACTAATCAACTACGTCAGAATCTAAATGCTATGGCATTTGGTGATAAGTACGTAGTAAGTGGTGGTAAGGCTTTAGCATATCATTGTAGTGTACGTGTTCGTTTGAATAATGCCGGTAAACTCAAGAAGGGTGAAGAAGTCATCGGAAATGAGTGTAAGGCAGTTGTTATCAAGAATCGTATGGGACCACCTCAACGTCAGGCTAATTTTGATATCTATTTTGATAGTGGAATTGCTGACTATGGCAGTTGGATTAAAGTTCTAAAAGAACAGAATCTAATTAAACAGGGTGGTGCTTATTACACTTATAAAAAGAACGATGGAAGCGAATGGAAGTTCCAATCCAAAGACTTTGTAAGTGTAATGCAGAGTGACAAACAATTGGGTGAAGAAATTTACCTGAAGATTTGTGATGCTGTAATTATGAAATACAAAGATCCCAATAGTCAAATCGTTGAGGATGCTGTTGTGGATACACACGAAGAAACTGCAGGCAACGAAGAATAAAAATGAGTGGATTCAGTTCATCTGAAAAGAAGAAACTGTTCTCCTTGTTTGAAAATATCAAGGGGGGTGTTGGAAACGATGGTCTACAAAAGAACATTAATTCTGACATCCTCCTTGTGGATGGCCTTAACACTTACATTCGTAGTTTTATGGCCATTCCTTCACTCAATGAAGACGGATTACATACCGGGGGTATTGCTGGTTTCTTGAAGAGCATTGGATATGCAATTAAATTGATTTCTCCTACCCGAGTTATTATTGTATTTGATGGTAAAGGTGGTAGTCAGAAACGTAGAAAGATATATCCAGGTTACAAAAACGGTAGAAAGACCGATATTCGTCTCAACCGTAATTACGAAGAATTATCTTCATCGCAGATTGAATCTGTTAACTTCAAAAAAGAATTGATTCGTACTGTAAATTATTTGGACACATTGCCTGTAACAGTTATGGCAATTGATCAAATAGAAGCGGACGACACAATTGCTTATTTAGCTAAAGAAACTTTTAAGGACAGTAATGTAACAATTATGTCTACCGATAAAGATTTTCTTCAACTAGCAAGTGACAAGATTAAAATCTGGAGTCCTGTAAAAAAGAAAATTTTTGGTTGTAAAGAAATAGTGGATGAATATGGAATTACTTGCAATAACTTTGTTTTATACAGAGTTATGGAAGGTGACGTTAGCGACAACATACCTGGACTAGATGGTGTGGGTTTAAAACGTGTAGTAAAAGCATTTCCATTTTTATCAGACGGTCAACAATATGGATTACAAGAAATTTATAATTACTCTGAAAACAACAGAGGTAAATATAAAATATACGATACTGTATTGGATAATAAGTTGTTACTAGAAAGAAATCACTCTCTGATGCAATTGAGTGATACGCAGGTTCAGTCATTTACACAATTACGTATAGAAGAAATAATAAAGACTCCTATTCGTAAAATAGATAAAATGACTTTTACGAAGTTGATTACAGAAGACAAAATGTGGAATAATATCCCAAATTATCACATTTGGTTGAATGAGTGTTTTGGCAAACTAAACAGTTTCATCGAATAAAAAATAAACGTTATTTAAACGTTGTGGTTGGTAAAAAACAGTGGTATAGTAGAGTTATCTTATGGAAAACAAAAAAGCAATTGATTCATTAACAAAATATGGCCGTGACTTCCAAATCAAGTGTATTTCGTGCTTGATATCTGATCGTTCATTTATTGAACGAATCCACGATATTATCGAAGTAGACTTCTTTGAAAGTGATGCAAATAAGTGGGTAGTAAAAGAAAGTATTAAATATTTCAATGAGTATAAAGATCTTCCAACATTAACAGTATTCAAAATTAAATTGGATGAGATCAATGATGAACTTCTAAAACGAAGCATCGTAGACAATCTCAAATTGGTATATCAAAAGGTTAGTGATAGTGATTTGAAATTTGTCAAAGAACAGTTTTTGGAATTCTGTAAGAATCAAAAGCTAAAGAACGCTATTATTGAAAGTGCTGATCTATTGGCACTTGGTCAATACGAAAAGATTAAAAACGTAGTTGACCACGCAATGAAAGCTGGTATGGAACGTAATATCGGTCACGATTACTCTGAAGACGTTGAAAAACGTATGAGTGTAATGAGTCGTAATTGTATTAAAACCAATTGGACTGAAATTGATACAATTATGGATGGTGGATTGGCAGCTGGTGAACTCGGTATTATTACAGCTTGTGCTGGTAGTGGTAAGAGTTGGGTACTATCCAAGTTGGGTGCCGAAGCAATGAAGCAGGGTAAGAATGTAGTTCATTTTACTCTTGAGTTGAATGAAAACTATGTGGGTCTACGTTATGATGCTTGTTTTACTGGAATTGATTTCCAAAACATTCGTAACAACGTTGATATCGTAAAGCAGAAGATTGCTGATGTACCAGGCAAGTTGAAGATCAAATACTTCCCAATCAAGACAGTTAGTGCTTATAGTTTGAAAGCACATTGTGAACGATTGGCTGTACTTGGTACAAAGGTAGATATGATTATCGTTGACTACGCTGATATTCTACGTCCATCACAAAGCGAACGTAATAGTAACAGTTATAGTGAAGCTGGTGGTATTTATGAAGAACTACGTGGTGTAGCTGGTGAATTACAAGTTCCCATTTGGAGCGCTTCACAGAGTAATCGTGCTGCTATGGACGAAGATATCATTCAGGCCAACAATATCGCTGATAGTTATCGTAAGATTATGACTGCTGACTTCGTTATGAGTTTGAGTCGTAAAGTCAATGATAAACAGGCAAATACAGCACGATTCCACGTAATTAAGAATCGTTTCGGACCAGATGGTTTGACATTCCCAAGTAAGATGAATGCTGGTTGTGGTCACATTGAAATTTATGGAGAAAATAGCCGTGAGGGTATGAGTATTCTAAATGAAATGATGGATGGAGAAAATCAAGTTAAAAAAGCACTAAAGTCCAAGTGGAATGTACATAACAGCGATGACGAAGAATAATTTATAGTATGTAACGCACAAAAAACGTATAAAAAAATTATTAAAAAGTTATAATCTAAACACACAATAGACTATCCAAAAGATAGTTATTTTTTACCCATATGAATAAAGAAATTTTTATAAAGAAAAGAAATGGCAACGTCGAGAAATTCAATGCAGATAAAATCAATAAGATTTTGCAATGGGCTACCGAAGACATAAAAAGTGTTAGTTTTGAAGAAGTTGCAATGAATGCACATCTATCGTTTTTCGATGGTATGACATCCAAAGACATTCACGCAATGTTGATTGAAGCTTCTGCAAATCTAATTTCTGAAGATAAACCCAATTATCAATATGTAGCTTCACGTTTATTGAATTACCAGTTACGTAAGAATGTTTGGGGTGGTAAGAATCCTCCTAAACTATATGATATCGTCAAAGCAAATATTGATACTTTGGTATATGATGAAGAAATTTTAAATTGGTACACCAAACAAGAGTTTGATAAGCTAGATGAATTTTTACGTCACGACCGTGATTTTAATTTCACATATGCTGGTATTAAACAGCTGTGTGATAAATATATGGTTCAAAATCGTGTAACCAAACAGATTTATGAAACCCCACAGTTTGCTTATATGCTTATCGCAATGACATTCTTTAAAGGTTATAAAGAAAATCGTCTTGATTATATCAAGAAGGCTTACAACTACTTTAGTAAGCATAAGATTAATCTACCAACCCCTATTATGGCGGGTGTAAGAACTCCAATGAAGAGTTATGCTAGTTGTTCGTTATTCACTGTAGACGATGATCTTCGTAGTATTTTTAGTAACAATAGTGCTGTGGGATTTGCTACAGCTAGTCGTTATGGTATTGGATTGAATCTATCCAGACTACGTGCTACAAATGCTCCTATTCGTAATGGCGAAGTTGTACATACAGGACCAATTCCATTCGCTAAAGCATTTGAATCCACTGTAAAGAGCTGTCATCAAAACGGCATTCGTGGTGGTAGTGCAACTGTTAACTTTGCTTGGTTCCATTATGATATTTTAGATATTCTCGTATTGAAGAACAATCAAGGTACTGATGATAACCGAGTACGCAAGTTGGACTATTGTGTGGGATTGGATAAGTTAATCTTTGAACGTTTTTTGAAGAATCAAGACGTAACACTATTTAGTTATCACGAATGTCCTTCACTGTGGAATACTTTTGGTATGGAAGGATTTAAGGAGAAGTACGAAAAGGCTGAAGCCAACAAAAACATTAAGTTTAAAAAGAAAGTACCCGCTCGTGAATTGATGGGTCTATTGGCTAAAGAACGTCTTGAAACTGGACGTATTTATACAATGTTCGTTGATCACGCAAATGAACACGGTAGTTGGTTGGATCAAGTAGATACAAGCAATCTATGTCTTGAAGTAAATCATCCACTAATTCCAATTTATGATGTAAATGATCCAGATGGTGAAATTGGTGTTTGTGTCTTAGCAGCACTAAATTGGTTGGAAATCAAGGATGATAATGAAATGGAAAGTGTTTGTGATATCATTGTCAGAATGTTGGATGCTTTGATTGATCATCAAGAATATTTCGTACCAGCAGCAAAGAATTTTGCTACTAAACGCCGTAGTCTTGGTGTAGGCGTAAGTAACTTGGCTGCTCTATTGGCTAAAGAAGAATTGAAGTACTGGGATGTTAACGCTCCTAACTTTGTTTCTAAGTGGATGGAAAAGACCAGTTACTATCTAATCAAGGCTAGTGTTGAAATGGCAAAAGAATTGGGTAAATGTGAAAAGTTTGATCGTACCAAGTTCAGTCAAGGTATTTTGCCAATTGATACTTATAAGCGAGATGTAGATGAATTTATTACAGAACCACTACATTGTGATTGGGAAACACTTCGTGAAGAAATCAAGAAGTACGGTATGAGACACAGTACACTTACAGCTTGTATGCCTGTTGAATCTAGTAGTGTAATTCAGAGCAGCACCAATGGCATTGAACCACCGCGTAGTGCTATTAGCTTCAAGGGAAGCAAGAGTAACATTTTGCCTGTGGTAGTTCCTAATATTGATAAGTACAAAGACAATTATACTTTTGCTTTTGATATGCCAAGTAATGAAGGTTATTTAAAGGTAGCAGCTGCTATTCAAAAGTTTACAGATATGAGTATCAGTACAAATACGTACTATATTCCATCACGTTACGAGAAGAATAAGGTGCCAGTTGAAGTTGTTATTAAAGACATCTTGTTGGCATACAAGTATGGATTGAAGAATCTATATTATGCTAATACTGATGACGGCGACAAACAGACCGCTATGGAAACAAAGTCTGTTGAGGCGAAACCAAAAGTACAAGAAGAATCTGGTTGTGCCAGTGGCGCTTGTGCTCTATAATAGGAGGATATATGAAGACAGTATTAAATAAGAAAAACATAGATCAGTTACGTAATCCAATGTTCTTGGGAGAAGATTTATCGCTACAACGATATGATCAGATCAAGTATCCTAAGTTTTACGAGTTGTATGATCAGCAACTAAACTTCTTTTGGAGACCCCAAGAAGTATCATTGGTGAAAGACATTAGTGACTACAAGAATCTTTCACCAGAAGAACGATTTGTTTTTGATAGCAATCTCAAGTTTCAAACTATGACTGATAGTATGTTGAGTCGTAGTATTCACGAATTAATGAAGCACGTTACAAATAGTGAATTGGAAATTTGTATGAATTCGTGGAGTTTCTTTGAAACTATTCACAGTAACAGTTATACATACATTCTTAACAATGTTTACCCAGATGCTACCAAGTTCTTTGATAGCGTGTTAGAAGACGAAGAAATCGTGAAACGTGCTAAGGCTATTAGTAAGAAGTATGACGAACTATTGGCACCATCAAATGATGTTAAACAACAATTGTTTGATGCGGTACTAGCAACTCAGATTACTGAAGGGTTGATCTTCTATGTATCATTTGCTTGTAGTTTCTACTTTGGATATCGTGGAAAGATGGAGGGTAATAGTAAGATTATTAAGTTTATCAGTAGAGATGAAAATCTACACGTAGCTATTACTCAGAACATTATGAAGAACTGGATTAATAACCCAGAAGAAGGCTTCCAAGATATTGTTAAGAAGAACGAAGACAAGATCTATGCTGCTTATGAAATGGCAGTTAATGCAGAAAAAGACTGGGCTGATTATCTATTCAGTAAAGGTAATCTAGTAGGTTTGACCAGCGAAAGTCTCAAACACTATGTTGAATGGTTGGCCAACAATCGTTTATCTAGTATGGGATACAAGAAACTATACCCCACAGCCAAGACAAATCCATTGGCTGGATGGTTGGATAGTTACTACGATAGTAAGAAGTTACAGGTAGCCCCCCAAGAAACTGAATTGAGCAGTTACGTTAAAGGTGTTGATAATACCATTAGCGAGGGTGCTTTTGATGACTTCAAACTATAATTATAATTGTAAATAATTAAAAAATGTAACGGGTACTTTAAATAGTATCCGTTTTTTATTATATTTATATTCATCTTTATTATGGAAATCATTTTCGCATATCTTGAAAAAATATTGGTAATTAGTGCAGCTGGTGGAGTGCTTTTTGGAGCATTCAAGTGGGTATTTACCTTAAATCGGAACGTAAAAGAAATATTAAAAGAAGTAAAGCCTAACTCTGGTACTTCTTTAAAAGATCAAGTTGCTAAGATAGAAAAACAAGTATGTCACGATAGTAATTTAATTAATACTATATGTACCCGTCAAAAGTGGATACTTGATACCAGACCTGAACCCATATTTGAATGTGATACAAACGGCAACTGTACGTGGGTAAATGAAAAGTATTGTCAGTTATTGAAACACGATGTGGAATATTTCTTGGGCAATGGATGGAAAAATGGTGTACATAGTGAAGATTTGGAAATGGTAGAAAAAGAGTGGGAAAGAACTATTAAAGATAAAAGAAGCAGTGTTAGTACGCACAGAGTGGTTGATAGAGAGGGTACAATATATGAAGTTAAAGTAATAGCTAATAGAAATGATAGTTATGGGTATATAGGACATATAGAAGTATTGGACAATAAAAAAGATTAATAATCCGCTACCTACTACTATTTATATGTATATTAATATGAAGCCTTCTAAACAACTAGTAAACAGACTTGTAAAAGAAACCTTGGAACAAAAGTATACTTGCGCAAAAGAATCGTGGGAGTCAATGATTGAAGATTTATCCAAGGATATCAAGAAACCTATTACATTAGATGACGCGGGAAATTACAATGTATGTGAATGTGAACCATATCATATTAGCTTGAGACCAATTGTACACGATATATTTGACGTATTAGCATACAGAGATACTAGTGATCGTACTAAAAAGCTATTTATGAAGTACGAAGATGTGAAGAAATTCGTCAAAGAATATCTAAAATCAGATACCAAAAACTATGTTGATAGCGCATTGGCAAAGGGTGTAGAAAATAGCAAAGACAAACAAGGTGGTAAAAAGGCTGATGCACAATCTGAAAAAGAAGAAAATGTAGTAGATCCTATAAAAGGATTTAAAATTGTCAAAGATATCAAGGTTGAAAAGATGAACGATCCAAAAGACGATCCTACTCAACCAATGCAAGCTGTTGGTAAATTTGCTAAACAAGGTGATCATAAACCAAAGAAATCAGAATATGTACCACCCACATTGCCAAAAAATCTTCAAAAGTTGGTTGTAAAATATACTAAGGCTGGTAAAGCTAAGAAGAAATAATTGACACTTTTTGATTTTTGATGTACTATAAAAGTATATCTAAAAAAAGGATACATATGAAGAAATTAATTACTATCGCAGCATTGAGTGCAACTTTAGCCTCTCAAACATTTGCTGGTGATAGAGAATGGGCAACGGTTGGTAAAGTTTTAACCGGCGTTGTAGTAATTGAGGCAGTTGGAAGAATTGTTAATCCCCCAACACAAGTTGTATATGTTCAACCACAACCAGTGGTTTATGCACAACCAGTAGTAGTACATCCTCAACCAGTTGTTTATTATCAACCTGCTCCTGTTGTATATTATCAACCACAACCTGTGGTAGTATATGGTGGATGGGGTCGTCCAGTATATCATTATCATCATCACCATCATTGATAATATTATTTTGATAAAACTCTAGAAACCACCGTAACAGGTGGTTTTTTTATTTTTGGTGTTGACTTCTTATAAATCCGTGGTAAGATGATTTTACGGTAAGAAACACATATGAAAAATAAAAATTCACTAAATCTGGTTACTGGCAAGGACTTCAATATCAAGTCATATTTGGATACTTGCGTTAATCTACGTCCCAGTTCATTGATTATGGATGATCTGAAGTGGAAGTATATGGTACGCAGTGCTATTCGTGGCAAGAACATTCTGCTTCTTGGTCCAACTGGTTGTGGCAAGACTCTTGCTGCTCAAACTGTAGCTAAAGCTATTGGTCGAGAAGATAACTTCTTCTATTTTAATCTGGGTGCTACGCAAGATGCTCGTAGTGCTTTGATTGGTAATACTCACTTTGATAAAAAGACTGGTACTCTATTCAAGGAGTCATCTTTTATTAAAGCTATTCGTACTCCTAATGCCATCATTCTTCTTGACGAAATTAGCCGTAGTCATCACGATGGTGTTAATATTCTAATGACTGTTCTAGACGATCTACAGCGTTATCTTCGTTTGGATGAAAAGGAAGACAGTGAAGTTGTAAAGGTAGCTGATGGTGTTACATTTATTGCTACCGCCAACGTTGGTAACGAGTACACCGCTACCCGTGTAATGGATCGTGCTCTATTGTCACGTTTTCCAGTTAAGATTGAGGTTACCCCACTTGATAAGGACAGTGAGTATAATCTTCTTAAGAATCGGTTCAATTTGAATACCGAAGATCATCTTGGTATCTTGAAGGCTGTTTGTGAAATTGCTGAACATACTCGTAAGCAAGTAAAGCAGGACGACAGCAAGCTAACTAATTTTATTCCAACACGTAGTACAGTTGAAATTGCTGAACTAATTGTTGACGGATTTAATTTACTTGAAATCGCAGAAACTACCATCTATCCTAACTTCAGTGACGATGGCGGTGTTGACAGTGAACGTACCTACATTCGTCAGTTGGTACAAAAGTATGTAAAGGTTGAATCAAAGGATAAGCTATTTAATGATCCTCTAAAGAGTGATCAGCCTCCTTTCTAAGTTAAATTATTAAAAACAAATTATTATGAGTAACTACAGTGACTTCTGGTTGAAGGATAACAATTACGAGTGGGATTGGGAAGATGAACTGGATGCGGCTATTGAAGAAGAAAATGGTTTGAATGCAGATATTGCTGCTGAAGACCGTCTTTCTGAGAATACAGCCCGAATGATTCGTTTGTCATCGGCTCGTCGTGCTGTCGCTAACTATGTTAGTATTCTGACCAATCAGAATGTACCTGTATTGTTCAATGATAATTCGGTAAATTGCACTGATGGTAAGGTTGTTTATATCAGTAGCGATATTACCAAGAAAGATAATTTTGATGTGGCTGTCGGACTAGCCTTACACGAAGGCAGCCACATCAAATATTCTGATTTTGAATTGTTTAAGACTGTATGGATGAATGTGCCACGGGAGATCTATGGCTACAGTGAAAAGTTAAACATTTCAAAAGATGAAGTGGGTAAGATTTGTCAGACCATTCTAAATTATGTAGAAGATCGTTATATTGATTATACGGTACATTCTAATGCTCCTGGCTACCGTGGATATTACGATGCTTTGTACGATGAGTACTTTAATAACAAAGTAATTTCAGATGCTTTGACCAGCGATTTATATCGTACACTAAGCATTGAGTCATATATATTTCGTATTATCAATCTTACAAATCCAGATACTTCTTTGAAGGCATTGCCTGGATTGTACGATATTGCTAGGGAACTTGATCTATCAAATATCAAGCGTTTGACCACTCCAAAAGATCGATTGACTATTGCTTATAATATTGCTGAAATTGTGTTCAAGAATATCAATGAACATAAAAATGAAGATAAATCTGCTCAAAAAGTAGAGGGATTGTCAGCTGATTCTGATAGCGGTGCGCCATCGAACAGTTCAGATTCATCTAAATCAAATGTTGATGTTGCAGATATTCTTGGAGGCACCGAATCAACTGTAACACCTGATAATAAAGATGTTACTGCTGATATTGGTAAAGATGATAATCTCAGCAAATCTAAGAAGACAAAGATTGCTAAGTCTTTTGAAAAGCAGAAGGATTTTCTTGCCGGTAAACTTAAGAAGAAGAAAGTGACCAAGCGTGAAAAAGATTTGCTTGATATTCTTGAAAAGAGTCAGATTGATCTTGTGCCTGTAGCTCAAGAAGAGCTTAAGTCAAAAGGTATTATTGGAAATGTTGAATGTATCTTTGTTAAGAATATGACCAAAGAGTTGCTTTTGTCTGAGGAATTTCCAATGACAATTGGCAAAAACAACTATCAAACTCATTCTGATTATCAGAAGAATGTTGATGCTGGAATTGTATTGGGTACTAAACTAGGTCGCCGTCTACAAATTCGTAATGAAATTAATGTTGATAAGTTTACCCGTCGTAATTTGGGTAAAATTGACAAGCGTTTAATGCACGAACTTGGATTTGATACTGATACCAATATCTTTTATAATACTTTTACTACGAAGTATAAGAAGGTTAACTTCCATATTAGTGTGGATGCTAGCTCAAGTATGAGGGGTAAAAAGTGGAATCGTACAATTAAATTGTGTGTTGCTCTAGCAAAAGCTACATCTATGATTGATAACGTTGAACTTACCATTAGTTTTAGAACATCAAGTGGTCACAATCCATATATTGCAATTGCTTATGACTCACGTGTGGATAAGTTCTCTAAGATTAAGAATCTATTTGCTTATCTAGCACCAGTACATACAACTCCTGAAGGATTGTGTTTTGAGGCACTAATGCGTTATTTGCCTAAAGCTAGTACCAACACAAATAGTTATTTTGTTAATATTAGTGACGGTGAACCAGCGTTTATTTATAGTGCTCCAGGAGGTTTTTATTTCCATTATTGTGGTGCGGAAGGTTGTAATCATACACGTAAACAAGTAAATAAAATTCGTGAAAGTGGTTATAATGTTATTTCATACTTCGTATCTGAATATGATTGTGATACGTATCGTAATAATTTTAAAATTATGTATGGCAAAGACGCTAATTTCATCAATGTGGAAAATCTAAATCAGATTGTTAATACCATTAATACAAAGATGATGGATGCTATTGACATATAATATAAACGTGTTATAATATAAGAACGTAGGAATTTATCACATAACAAACAAGAAAGGATAAAATATGAAAAAGACAGATCGAAAGAATAAGACAAACCAATCGGTAACCTATCCAAGTTGTATTTTTACAATCAAGGAATTAAACGCAATGAATGCAGATATCGTCGCAATTAGTTTGCGTGATAAGGTAAAGAAGGCGATTAAAAGAGGTGAAGTAAGTGTAATTGGTGTATTGCCAAACGGAAAGGGTCGCCCAACGTTGGTTCACGTATTTGGATCTATTACTCCATCTATTATTGAAGATGCTAAATCTAAGGGTGTGCATTTGAATCGTGAACTGCTTGTAGAGATGGTGAATATTAATTCTACCAAGGAATCAGTTGTTGTAGTTGAAGTTGATACAACAAAAACAAAGTCAGTAAACGTATAATAAAACTATATAATTAGTGATAATATGCCGTATATCAGTGATTAGATATACGGCATTTCTATTTATAGGTTGATATGAAACGAGATAAAATACTAATTTATTTAGATAAAAAAGGAAAAAACTTTTTGGTATACGAAGAAAAAAATTTACTAGATAATAAAAAGCCTGTAGAATATGTTGATAACGGCACCAATTTGTATTTGGATACGTTAAAAGAAAAGTGGGAAATAAAAGAAGTTAATTCATCTAAAAACGAATTGACTTTGAAATTTAAATTGATTGTACGGAAAACTGAATAATATGGATGCATTACAAGAATTTTTTGGAATAGAAGCTTTTGACTTTGAGGGAAATAAAAAGAAACTCATAGACAATCTTAATTTCTTAAAATCTATGTCTGTGGAAGAACAGACCTTTTATAAAAAATGGTTAGAGATACAAACATGCGAAAACTTGGCGAATAAGGCTAATATTATTAAAGCTAAGATTTGGACCCCAACTGATATTAATGATGTGTCTTTGACTATTAAAGATATAGAAAATATCAATCCCACCTTGGTTTATGTTGAAACAGATCAACAAAATGAAGATTGGACTATTCTTCGTATTTTTGGTCATACTATGACATTTGATCAAACTCCAGGTAGATTTATAAAATTTCTTGTAACCGATGGAAATGTTGACAATCCAAAATATATTGGATGTATTAGTGTTTCTAGTGATGTAATTGCTATTACTGATCGTGACAATTATTTGGGGTGGACATCTGATAATAAGATAAAAGATAAAAGATTAGCTCATAGTGCTATTGGTAGTTGTATTATGAGTACCCAACCAATTGGTTATAATTTTCTAGGGGGTAAATTAGTAGCTGCTATGATTACTACTAGTACTGTTAGAAACATTTGGCAAAAGTTATATAATCAAACACTAGTGGGTATGACAACTACCAGTTTATATGGTAGTTACAGTATGTATAACAGTTTAAAATGGTGGCATAAATGTGGTAGTAGTGCTGGGAAAATTTCAATTAAACCAGATGATAATATTTATGAAATTTGGCACGATTGGTTAAAAGACATTGATGTTACGGCTTATGACAAGGCACTTACTCAGAAAGAAGGAGTAAGTGGACCTGTTACTGGTGCTAAGTCTCGTATTTTGAGTATGATATTTAGCAAATGCTGTATCAAACAAAGTAATTATCAACACGGATATGAACGTGGGGTATACTATAGTTGTTTTTATGAAAATACCAAGGACTTTCTACAAAACAAGATCAACGACGATCAATTGGTGATGAAAGATCTGTTTAAACGTGATATGCAAGGGGTAATTGATTGGTGGCGACCAAAGGCTATAGAACGATATAAAAAGCTAAATAGTGAATCAAATTTAAAGAGTACGATACATTTTTATAACCAAATGTTGGGAATGTCTTATCAAGAGGCTAAAGATACCTATTTCAAAGAAGTTGGTAGATAGAATTATTATATTATAAATTACTTTATACATATACTATTTATATTTATAAAAGTAATTTATGGCGAATACCCCAATCAATGCAATGACCGCTACATTCGGGTCTGGAGATCAGACTGCGATAAAGATGAATGTAACGGACGCTGGTCCATCCGATAGTACAAGTAAACTAATAGATTTGCAACTTGGGAGTGTTACAAAGTTCAAAGTAACCAAATTGGGACAAGTAATTGCTACGAATTTCACAGGTAGTTTCAGTGGTAGCAATTTTATTAAAGATCAATCTGCTGCAAGTGGTACTAAATATCTGGTTTTTTCAAATGGTAGTGGTCAGAAAATTCTTGGATTAGATACATCGTTGTCATATGATGCTTCTTCAAATACGTTATCTACTAACGGTAGTATAAACGCCGGCGGTGATATTGATAGTACCAATGCTTCACCTTTGTTGTTGGGTACACCTACAACAATAGATTTTGCTAGTTCTGCTACTACAATAAAAATTGGTACCGGCGCACCTGGAAGTTATACACATTTTTATTCCAAACAAGTAAGAGGTAATTTCACAGGATCTTTCACAGGCAGTTTTAGTGGCAGCAGAGCTAATTTCAATAAATTAAGCGGTTCTTCTGCTAGAATTTCTGGTAGAGTTATTGCAACTTCAATAACATCTAGTATTAGTGGCAGTAGAGCTAATTTTAATAAATTAAGTGGTAGCAATGGCAAAATAACAGGCAAATTTACGGCCAACCAATTTACTGGTAGTATTAGTGGTGGTTATGCTGGTTTTACTCAAGTAACAGGTGGTTATGCTGGTTTTGATCAAATAACAGGAAGTAGTGGGCGAATCGATGATAAATTATTGGTAAATGGCACATTACAATTGTTTAATGCTATTACTGGTTCAAATTCTATGTTTATTAGTGGCGCTGGAAGTCCAATTGCTGGATATGTGGGAATAATGATAGGCGGTACCAAGTATAAGTTGCCTTTGTATCCGTGGACTTAAGACTTGACTTATTATAAATACGCTGGTAAGATAACATAGAATGAAAAAATCTCTATGTTGTATTTCTCTCAAACTGCAAGAACAAAGTGTTAGAGCTAACACGATGACCAAAACTAAATTTCTTGCTTTGGAACGAAAAGAAGCTTTATCTACCGTTTCAAAACGTACACTTAACAATGTGGTTGTTACACGCAAAACTATTGAATTTTGCGGTATTAGAAATTGGAACTATCGAATTAGTAGTGACTTGTTTCCTTTAGCGACTTTACCCGAAGCAAATTTGTCATTTGATATTCTGCCAGATTACAATCTAATTGTGCAAGAATTTAAAATTGCTGCTGATATAATTAAAAAATACAATGTTCGGTGCAGTACACATCCAGATCAGTTTGTTGTACCAGCAAGTGCTACCAAGTCTGTGGTAGAAAAATCTATTGTGGAATTAAAAAACCACGCTTCAATTATGGATTTGTTTGGTTTGCCGCAGTCATACCAATCTCCAATCAATATTCATATGAATTGTTACAAAGGCAATACCAAGGATATTGCTAAACGATTTATTGATGTATACAATGATTTTCCTGCAAATGTTAAGTCTCGTCTCGTTCTTGAGAATGAAGACAAACCCAATAGTTGGAAAGTGAGTGAACTGTATGATCTTATTTATTCAAACACTGGTATTCCTATCACGTATGACAATTTGCACTTTCGTTGTAACTCAGGTAAGTTGACTGCTAAAGATGCAATGAAATTGGCTATGTCTACGTGGGGTAATTATCGTCCATTGTTTCACTTTAGTGACAATGATTTGACCAACAAAAATCCACGTGCGCACGGTGACTATGTTCGTAATATTCCTGAAGAATACGTTGATATGGATGGAGTAGATTATGAATTTGAGTTCAAAGCTAAGGACTATGCTATTGAACGGTTTGAAAAAGAATTCAAAATTTGATTGAAAAGTTGTTGACAGTTTGACGGTTGGGTGGTAAGATAAATTTAAGTTAGTGATGAAACTAACGAAACAAAAAACAAACAAAAAAAGAAAGTAAAGAAATAATATGTATACTCGTACAAATGCTCGTAACAAGACTAACTTCGTAGGCCATAACACCACTGGTGTTGAGATTTATCTCTCCACTCCAGTCGCTAAGGCTAAGAAGGCCTCACGCTTGACTCTACGTGCTGGTAATAGCCGAGTTGACCTAACCGGTCGTCAGATCAATGCTCTACGTGAAGTATTGAGCACTGCTTATAAGGCTTAATTTGAAATAAATGTTAACTCGTACTTGTAAATAGTTATAAGTATGAGTTATATTTTTAATAGTCAAGTATTGATATGGCTACTACTCATAATAGTAGCCATATTTTCTTTTTTCAATTTCTATCTGTTTATTAAATTATTAAGAAAATTTGATGACCACCAAATTCTCACAGTTGATGCATTGGAGTTATTAAATTTAAAAAATAATAAAATATCAAAAGACATTGAAGTTTTGGCAAAACGTAGTAGAATATTGAATAATGAAAGCAAAGAAAACATCCGAAAACAAAGTTAAAGTTCGTGGTTTATTTGATCATGTAAATCATATTCGGGAGGTAAAAAACAAAAACTACTACACTTCTCTTTCTGAAGAGGAGAAGAAGTCTTTCAACAAATATATGTTGATTAGATTCTTAAGTATGGATGCTGATATTATAGAAGAAGTATCTTTTATATCCAAACATTTTCAGAACATTCCAGAAGAACAATTTTATCAAGTATTGATTGATTTAGTACCAAAAGGTAGAAAGTTCTGTAAGTATATCAAGAATAGTACCGAGGGTATTAATAATACAATACTAGATTGCATCTGTGACAAATATAAAATTGGCAAACGTGATGCAATAGACTATTATAGTGTTTATATTGCTTCTGACAACAACTTAAAAGAATTATGTGAGTTGATCCAAGGTTTTGGGTACAGCGAGAAAGAAGTGGAGAATTTATTTAAATAATATGAAAATTATAGGTGTATCTGGATTTGCTCGTAGTGGTAAAGATTTATTTACTACTGTTGCTCAAAAACTTTTGACTGAACAAGGTCTCAAAACTGAAAAGTATGCATTGGCATATGAGTTGAAGAACGATTTAAAAGATCTTATCAAGTCCAAGGTGGGTATTGATGTATTTACAGAGAACACCAATGAGAAGAATATTATTAGACCACTATTGGTTGCTTATGGTGATGTTATGAGAAAGGTATCTGAGGGTAGATATTGGACTGGTAAAATTGAAGAAAAGATTAAACAATCTACTGCAGATGTGGTTTTTATAACTGATATCAGATACGATGTGTATCCACAAGATGAATGTACTTGGTTGCAACAAAAACAAAGTGGTAAGTTAGTTCATATTACCAAATACAAACAAGAACCTGTACCTTCAGGTAGAAGGTTTAGTAAAAACAAAATAGTTAAGATTTATAATTCAGCGCCAAACGATCACGAAATGATCAATGATCCAAAAGTAAAAGCAAAAGCAGACTGCGCTTTTGAATGGGAAGATTGTAGTGATAAATTGAATGAATGTATATTGGAGGAGTATCCCTACATCAGAGAAAATGTTTTAAATGCGTTGAAGGTTATTAACGCAATTTGAGTTTCATAATCAAATTATGACCATTGTGATAGAATATAATTTCTTCATCAGTGGTTTTTGTTTTAAAGTAATCAACCAAAGAAGGAGCTACGGCTGTAACTGTATTAATGTAAATTTTATTACATTCATCGTGCTTTAGTGTCTTTCTTTGTTTTTGACACGAACAGATTTTATCAAATGTTTGTATACAATTTGTTAAAGGCGCAAATGCGCCGATATTATCTTTGGATACCAAATTGTTTAATGCAACAAAACTTCCTATAATCATAATAATTTATTTATTATTAAATATAAAAACAAACTGCAAATGTAGTTAATTGGAAACAACATAATTGCATAGTATAATGGGTAATTTAAAACTAATAGTAATATACCCACGCTAAATAAGCTTGACCAAAAACACAAACAAATCACACAACTTATTAATTTAGTAAAATAACCTGGGTATTCAGCATATAAAAAATTGGGATATGTTGACATCGGATCCACGGTTGATTTATACAATTGGTATTCATCTATTTTTAATAGACGTTTAGTGTTTGTTAATTTAGCGATTGTGTGTACTATATCGCTGTTTAACCAAATCACCAAAATGAATGATACCCAAAATATAAGCGGTATATTGTAATCAGTTAAGTTCATTTTTTTATAAGATCGTAAATGTAGTTACCTAATATTTGAAAAAACAAGTTGTACGCAATTAATAAACATAAGAAAAATAGTATTTCCAAATAATCTAATTTGCCATTTTGATTTATATCAAAATACTTTAAGAACGTATTTTTCCAAATTTCTATCAATTTTTTCATAACAATTTTTTGTTATACCATTCGTCTTTTATTTCAATTAATTGTTTGCTATAATCTTGTAATTTATTAATGTGTAGTTTGAAGATGTCAAATTCCAAAGTGCCTATTTGACCACTATCTTCTAACATCAACTGAATCATATTGAAAAATTCAAAACTTTCATTTGATAACTTAGTTGCATCAAACTCTACGATGATGTCATTTGTTTTTGGTACTTCATATCGTTTGAGTTTTTTATTCAAATCAAACTTGGTATTTTTCTGTTCGATATTAATATAACGGTCGTATGGTACATCGGTATAAATGGTATCACACCAAGGTTCCAACAAAGCCAATTTGTATTCGTCACAGTTACGTACTACAAATCCAACATCATAACGTTTTGGCACAATTGGCTTCATAGTATCATTGTGTTTAACAAAGTGTCCCCATTTACGAATAAAGTTTCTGGCACTTCGATTGTTTTGTGCCAACCATTCGTCGCTTTCTTTGCCAACTGTGGTTAGAGTTGGATTATATCTACTTCCTCTACAGGTCATATGATATACACATCCCTCCCACGTTTGTACAAACTTATATCCATTTAATAGGAAACGGTTAAAGATATCACTATCTTCTTTGCTCTGAGGAGCATAAAGATCATCGTGACCACCAATTGATTGAAAATCCTTCTTATAAAGGGCCCATGGCGCAAAGATTCCTTCTGTGGTTTTATCTTTTCTGGTCAAACGGGTATCATTGAACCATTTCAATAATCCAGCTTCATTAAACTCTTCTGGCTCAGTTCCAAATGCTTGAACGATCTTTTCTGGTCCGGGAGGATGTAAAGGTGGTTCAATACGAGTTAGACTTACGATTGTGCCTGGTTGAATATACTTTTCTACATATTTATCAAAGTTAGGACAGGCGTACATATCAGCGTGATAGATCATCACAACCTCATTGGTAGCAACTTCATTTATAAGACGGTCATATAGAATTGTGTGACCCAATCTGGTTGGTCCGTGGTTACGTATGAACTTAAAGTATGGATCTTTAGCTGCAGTTTCTTTACACCATTCCAAGGTGCCGTCGTTACTAAAATCGTCAGCTACGCAAACTTCGTGTTCTTTATGACTTAAATTTTTACGAATAGCTTCGTAACTCCACTTAAGATATTTTAAGTTGTTTCTGCTGGGTTGGATAAAACTAATTTTCATATTTAAAACTGTATTTTTATTTGATGCATCAATTCACTATAATCGTGGATTCCTGTCTTTACAACACTTTTGTCTATTACAGGAATAACGTTAGCGTTTGAAAGCTTACGGAAATAACTATTAGGCCCAAAGTAATTAGGGCGTAATTCTTTTCCCTTATGTATATAACTAATAACCGTGCCTCCAAAAAGTGAAGATAATATTGAATTTCCGCCACAAACTGTAACAAATCTGCTGCAATTTGCCATTAATTTAAGTTGGGTTTCATTGTAACTATACTTTGATTGTTTTACCAAATCGTCTATTAAAATTACATTATCAAAATATTTGCACAATTCAAAGTCTGTTATAGTTCCAATTCCTTCTACATTAGCTTTAATATCGTGGTAACCTTGTTGTAATGAATTGTATTCGTTTTGGTCTATAGTAAATTCTTTTTCTTTATTAGTAGCTCTCTTGTATATTACAAGATATCCTTTTTCTTTAAAATAATCAAACATTTCATATAAACAAGGAATGTTAAAATATCCCAGAGGAATTTCTCCGTGTTCCATATTATATTTGTTTGTTATAAATACCACGGGTTTATCAAATTTATATTCGTCGTTTTGATAATATTCTTTAAAAGGAGGACTAGACCACTTGGTGTAATCCAACACACCATTAACTTGTTCTTGTTCTTCAGTTGTTAGATGGTGATATTCTTTGCCTGTAACTGCTAGTGAGTTATGGTGAATCCATTTATTTGGCACTTCTGCTAACGCCAGATCATTATCGATTGTTCTGGTTAGAAATTCTTCTTTTACATTGTCACAGAAGAAATAATATGGTTTCATTCCTTTACTGGTAACTACACCATCCAACTGTTTGTTTTGATGTAACCAATAAGCAAAAGGTATAGCTAGTGCCAATTCAATACCAAATTCTGGATTTACTCTAAGTATCATAATGAATTGATTATTTTTAGTACCTTAAAAGCCTCTGCATATTTACATTGACCTTGTATACCTCTAAATCTTGCTAGTATTTCTAGGTTAGATTTTACATTTAATCCAACTTTTTCATATTTTGAAATCTGGCTTTTATGACACATAGAAGCTTCAATTTTCTTATCAAATGCGTTATCTATATTTTCATAGTAATTTATATCCATTTGATTCTCTGTCATTCTGGAGATGGGTATTTGTTCATAACACAATACGTTGGGAACATATCGAGCAGCTGCCATCGTAGTCTTAAATGTGGAAATATGATCTTGATTTGCATCTCCAGCCCAATGTGTATAAATTGTATTTACTTTGTGCTTTTTAATCAAACTTTCAAGTTTACTTACCGAGTCAAAACTAAAAGGCACGTGTAAGTCTTTGAATGGTAAGAATTCTATATCGTCACATTGCAACACTTCAGATGCATTAATGGTTTCCAGTTTATTTTCTTCTGCGGTTCTTAATAACGTTCCATTAGTACCGTCCACAGATTCTGTGTTGGTCATACATACGTATACTACGTAATCTCCTTTTAATTTGTGATTGTACAGTGTACCACCACAACCAAATTCAATATCATCAGGATGCGCTCCTATTGCCATTACACGTTTCATATTAACTTAAAATTATACTTTTGCTATTTGTACCTTCGTTGAACAATAAATCTATTATACACATATATGGCTTAAAGTCACCATATAATTGTGTATATTTTGGATGATTATAATGTTGCCAAATCAATTCTATATTATTATCTTTGAACTCTTGTTCATTTATATATCTCATTGAGCCTGGACCAGTACCAGAAATATATTTTGTAGCATTTAAATTCTTCAATAAATACATTATACGATCCCCACCAGAAACTTCCTTGGGACATATTTCGGAACAAAATACAACTTGTGTTTTGATTTCCATTACATTTAAGAAATATTTGATCAAAGCACTGTTTAATTCTGATAATGTTTTATAGTTGACTCGGAGAATTGACTCTAAATCGCCATAATATACATTGAAGTACTTTGATTTTTTATAGAAATTCTTGATTAAGTTTAGATGATTATTGTTCCATCCATTATAATTGATTTCTATTTCATCAAAGTTTTTGAGTTCACTTTTTCCATTTAATGGTACAGTTAACCACTTTGGTTCACCATCGGTCTTGATTAAGTTTCTGTGTCCAAAATGTTGTTTGCCTCTTGGAAACTGTACGTTATCAAAAATAACAAAGATATCGCTTCTAGCTATTTTATCAAAAAATCCCATCCAAGGTAAATAATTGGGTTGATGAATGCTTACAATCATACAATTTTGTTAATTACATCCGCAACATAATCAACTTGATCCATCGTCATTTCTACGTACATAGGAATAGATAGATGTCTAGACAACAAACCATCTGCTGATTCATATGTTTGATTCACGGTATATGGTTCAAATACTTTTTGTTGATGACAAGCTGGCCAGTAAGCATTTGCTGTAGGTATGTTATATTCCAAAAATAGTTTTTTACAAATTTCCGATCTTTCATTTAAAGTTGTGGATTTTGGCAATTCTATAATGTAGTGCCACCAAGTATTAACTATATTATTTGGAACATCGATAAATTTGATTTTGGGATTGGTAATCTTTTCTTTATATCTTTTTGCTATAACGTTACGTTTCTCTACAAATTCATTTGCTCTTTTTAGTTGGCTAATACCAAGAGCGGCAACCATTTCTGTCATTTTATAGTTAGAAGAAATAAATTCACAACTCACACCAAAGTCTACTCCATTTACTGGTGTTGGATTTCTAACAGCCCCGTGATTTCTCAAAGTTTTGCAAGTTTCTGCAAACTTTGCATCATTTGTAGTAATTATCCCACCTTCACCCGTGGTAATAATCTTCGTAGCAAATAGGGAGAAACATCCTGCATATCCCAGATTTCCAGAATGAAGATCGTCTATAGTAGACCCTACTGCGTGAGAAGCATCTTCAAACAATAAAAGGCCGTGTTTATCACATAGTTTTTTAATGTTGTAATAATCAGGAGTAATATAGCCAGCCATATGTACTAACATCACGCCCGCTACATCTTTATCCAAATTCTTTTCAATTACATCAGCACTTAAACAGTGTGTATTTTCATCGATATCCACAATTAGAGGTATATTGTTGGAACGAACTATTGCACTAACGCTTGCTATAAATGTTTGTGTAGGTACAATTATTTTTTTACCTACCAAACCAGAGGCTCTTAGTGCTACTTCCAAACAAGTGCCGCCTGAACAAGTTGCAACTGCGTATTTTGTACCACAATACTTTGCAAACATATTCTCAAACTCAGAAACATACTTGGACTGAACCAACGATTCTGTATTTAGAATATCCGCAACTCTGTCTAATATTTCTTTGTGGTCCTCTTTGGGAATATATGGCTTTGTTCTTGATAATTTGTTCATAACGTAGATTTGATATAATCGAAAAATTCAGGTAGATTTTGTTTTGTACTACTAAACTTTCTTCCTAATTTCAAAGGAGACAACAATAGATGTTCGTCTATAAACGGTGAACTAGTACCATTTTCAATAATATTTGCCTTTTTATTTAAAAACAAACTTATTTCTTCGATGAGTGTTCTGGCACTGTAAACATCTTCGTTTACAATGTTGTAACTATCTTTAGTGTTGTATTGATTAGTAGTAGACATATCCACCAATGTATTAACAATATCATTTGCCCATATAAAACTCAATAGTTTATTTCCTGTACCAGCAACTTCTACAGGTCTATTGTTAAGTATATTTCTGATATAGTAACTTATTCTTGGTCTAGGACAATCGTGACCAACAATATATGGTGGTCTGATAATCATATAGTTAGTGTCTATTTGTTTGACTATATTTTCACAATCGGCTTTTTCTACACCATAATCACCAAATCCAGATCGACCACCAATGCACATTTCTTCGTTGTATGATAGACAGTTTGCGTCTTTATATGCGGCGCCGCTGCTTATAAATATGTATTTTTGGTTGGGCTTCAACCAATTTACAAGATGTTGAGCTTGAGCTGGTTTGAAAAGACAAAAGTCCAGAATAACGTTGTAATCATTTTCGATATTAAATGGTTCATTACGATCCCACTTGATTACTTTAACTTTATTTGGACCTGTGCCTGATCTGTTAAGAACAGCAACGTTGTCTAATTTACTTAGTTCATATGCGACTTTTTTACCAACGAATCTATTTCCACCTATAACCAATATTTTCATTAGATAAGATCTTTGATTTCTTCGATAGTATATTGTTCAACTTCGTTGCTATAAGGACCATTTTCTAGAATCTTTTCGTGTTTATTTTCGCCTGGTTGTAAACCGATAACTTTAACATTTGGTTTGGATCCAGCTGGAGCGTATTTTTGAATTAGTGCTTCCAATAGATTTCCTATACTCATACCTTTCATCGTGGGTACGTATGGTGTTGAATCGGCACAATTTTCCAAACAATTATAGATCAAATCAATTGCTTGATCAACCGTCCAAAAGAATCTGGTAGCTTCTGGTTCTGTAACAATCAAGTCTTTACCTTCGCTAATCAAGTCTCTCCACTTACATAGTACTGATCCTGTAGAATACAACACGTTGCCATAACGAACTATACGATAGTCTGTATTTGGATTTAGCTGTTCAAACTGCTTAAATAAACGTTCCATTAGTAATTTAGAAGCACCATATACACCGGCTACTTGAGCTGCTTTATCTGTACTGATACCAATTACAAATTCCAATTCATAATTAAGCGATTCTTCTAAAATGTAAAGTGATCCTAATGTATTGGACTTGATACATTCACGAACTTGCTTTTCAGCAATACCAATATGTTTTGATGCTGCTAAGTGAAATACACCATTAACTCCTTTCATAGCTTGACGTACTTCAAATGGATCAGAAACGTCCCCCGTGAGAATTTCTATGGATGGAAATGATTGTTTAAGATCAATTAGTTTACCTTCATCTCTTGATAGAACACGAACTTTTGCACCGTCGTTCAAAAGTCTTTTAACGAGTGGTTTGCCTAGAAATCCACTACCACCTGTAACTAAGAATAATTTGTTTGTGAAGTTATATTTTTTCATACTCTATTATAGATACTATTTGAATTGATTTGAAATTTTTTTTAATTATTTAAGTCGTTAAACTTTTTAAATGCTTGACCTATTACTTGATGCATATCAAGATATTGATAACACGCAAGTCTGCCGCCAAATATAAAGTTTTCATAAGTTTCAGAAGCCTGTTTTTTATATTTATAATATAAATCGTTGTTTTTTTCGGTGTTTATGGGATAGTACTTTTCCAAGTTTCTGTGCCATTTCTCGGGATACTCTTTTGTTATAATGGTTGTATCCGTCTTATTAAAATCAAAATGCTTATGTTCAATTACGCGGGTATATGGTATATTTTCATCGGTGTAGTTTATAACGGCATTTCCTTGGAAATCGTTAACGTTTAATTCAGTAGTTTCAAATTTTAAACTTCTGTATTCCAACTCTCCTAGATTGTAGTTAAATAGTTCATCAATAGCTCCTGTGTAAATAATATGTTTACATTTTTTTTGCCAATAACATATATCTTCTAAGAAATTAACATTTGTTTCTATATTTATATTTTCAATCATATTTTTTATAAGATTGGTATAACCCCCTATAGGTATTCCCTGATAACAATCATTAAAATAGTTATCATTAAAATCCAATCGAATTGGCAATCTTTTTATTATAAACGACGGGAGATTTTTTGGATCTGTTGCCCATTGTTTTTTCGTATAACCGTATATAAAAGTATCATATAATTCCTCTCCGATTTGAGTTAATATCCATTCTTCTAAATTAGATGGGTTTTTTATTTTGATTTTAACAGATTCTAATTTATTATGTGCATCTAATGGATTGATACATCCCCACATTTGATATAACGTCATTAAATTAATTGGAAAAGAATATATTTTGCCTTTATAATTTACTTTTGGTCTATAAGTAAAATTATTAAAGGTTGTAAATTTATTAACATATTCCCATATTTGTTTGTTTGATGTATGAAAAATATGAGGTCCATACATATGAATGTTTATTCCAGACTTATTTTCTGTGTAAACATTACCACCTATATGATTTCTTTTTTCAAGAATTAAGCATTTTTTGCCATGATCTTTAGCTAAATTTGCAAATGTTGATCCGAATAATCCCGATCCTACAACTATATAATCATAGATCATAAAACCTCGGATGATTTTAATAAATCCTCATACGTTTTTACGTGAATAATTTTAGTACCGCTAAAACGATTATACCAAGAATAACTATTAAATTTTGTTTCCATACAATCATCCGCATATATTATATTTGTTCCACCGAATAAGCTTGAAAATATCGACGTACCACCTTGAACTGATATATATTTTTCACAATTAGCTTTTAACATACACTGAAAAGTATTGAAACTTAACATATTTTTATAACCTAAGTATAACTCATTAATATCAATTATATTTGGATTGTTTAATTGTTTAATTAAATTGTGATCTTGAAACTTTTCATCTATTAAATTTTGATCTTCTACAATATTATTTTTTAAAGCTCTATTATATACAATAGTAAATTTGCTAGATAGTATATCAAATATTTCTTTTAATATCTCAATGTTGAGATGTCGATTTTCATTTCTTCCTGTACTATAATATTTGTTAGAAATCATTATTAAAGGTTTATCAAATACAAATAAATTATTTTTATAAATTTCTTTATATGGCGGCATAATAAACTTTGTAGTATCTAAATTAGATTTATGTATTGTTTTATTTGGATTTCCTTGTAGATTATTTCCACCGTAATCACTATTATACAGATAACCTCGTCTAGAATCAAATTTTTCTTCATGTAATTTACTAAAATAATAAAAACATTTTGTATCTTTAGATGACACCGTTGTGCCTAACATATTATTTACATGTAAATAATAAGCGTAAGGTACAGACAATATCATTTCATATCCAAATTCACCAACAAACGATATATTAATTTTTTGCATATAATTTATTATAAGTTGTTTCCATCCAATGCATTGTTTTGGAATTATCTCCGTTATTGGGAATAGCATTGAAGTGAAATATGTATCCCATATTTAAATAAGGCATATTTTCATTCAATGCTTCTCTACGATGTAAATCTTGCATATTGAATTCGTATGGCAAGAACTTCATATCGATATTTTCAATTTGACACATAAAATTTAATACAGGTTGATCTGTGCCTGTAAAAAACGTTTCTTGCATTTTAACCAAATTTTCTTTATTCGCAAAGTAGAAATCTTTGACTTTATTGAAGAACTCTTTGTGGGTTTTATTTAATATTAACACTCCTGAATTGAAGTATTTGGTTACATCAAAATTATAATTGTTGAAGATGTATTTTTTGTAATTTTCTATACTTCTAAACAACCAATCATAAGATCCTATATTATTAACCACACAAAACTTGTCTTCAGCTACATCAAAGAAATTTGGTGCATCTGGATGTACAATAGTATCAGCATCAACAATTAAAATTTTATCTACGTCAATATTTGATTGTTCCAATAAATCAAAAATAAACACTTTGTGCCAATTGGGTCGTAAGTCATCATATGGAAGAATAGGTTCTTCCAACACAACCAATTTAGCATTATGTTTATTACAGTAATGTTTCCAAGACTCAATTCCAAATTTATATGGTACTGTTCTACCCGGTTTTCTGTCGGTTGCAATATTGATTATATAAACTACATTCATACGTAAAGGTGTTTGGTTTGATCCCATATATTTAACATCAATGAACTTCTTTCTTCTATGGAACAGCCGGTGAAATGCCAAATATAAGAATATTTTATAAAAAAAGGAGTTTTATCTTCATTTAACTGCCAATTGTACTGTAACCAATCATTTTTAGTTAAACGCATTGTATTAAATCTAAAATCAAGATATTTTTTATTAATATTTTCTTTTTTAAGATATAAATTTAATATCGTCTGTTCTTTTCCTGTATGTGGAACATTCCAGTGATCAAATGTAGATTTATTTCTCAAATAAAAGTCTTTTAATTTATCAAAAAATACTTTGTGTGATTTATTGAAGAATAAAACGCCGCCGTTGATATATTCCGACAATTTGATATCTACGTCTTTTAATTCGGAGAAACTAGATTTAAATGCTTTTAGACTATTATCTATCCAGAATAAATTTTCATTTTCCAGTACTCCGCAGAATTCATCTCTATATAAATCAAAGAAATTTGGTGCGTTCCAATGTACCAACGTATCAAAATCTACAAGTGCTATTTTGTCATATTTATCGCCTATAAAGTCAAAAACGAATTCTTTGTGCCAGACACAGAATTTTACATCTGGCAATTTTTTATCTACTACAATAAAATCTATATTGTTTTTTTTGCAATAAGCTTGCCAACACTGTTTTGATACATTGAAATATTTCTGATGGTCAAATTTGGCGCCTTCATCTTGAATTGCCACCATTACTATGCAATTTTTATTCATTCAATTTCAACATTTTTTCATTGCTTAATATTGCGGATTTTAATATGGACAAATCCACTCCAACTTTATCTCCCAGTTTAACAAATGCTTTGGTATCTTTGGGAAAACATTTACCACCAAATCCACGTTCTCCGGTAAATACGGCTGTATGCGACTTGGTTGTGCGTGGATCCAATAACCACAAATCTCTAACTTCGTAATAATTTGTGCCAAGTTTATTACACAAATCATACATTTCATTGCAATAAGCAACTTTTAATGCCAAATGTGTATTCACCATATATTTTGCCAACTCAGCGTTTATAGGATCAGTAACTCTATAAGTTTTGCTTGGTCCAGTAATTGGTGTATAAATTTCAATAATTTTATAACAAAGTTCTTTTTTACCACCAAAAATAAAGAAAGGTGTTTGTTTAACATCATTTGTGAAAGATTCTGGAGTCCAGTGTTTGGATTCACCTGCAAATTCTGGGCTAAATACAATATCTTTTTTAAATTTTTCAATCAATCTGTCAGTGGTACCAACTTCAACTGTCGATTTTAAAAGAATAAGTGGTGTTTGAATCCAGTTAATGCTTTCCTCGACGATAGTGGTGTTGCAGCTGCCATCCTCATTTTCTGGGGTTGGAACGCAAACTACGGCTAAATCACACTTATTAATGTCATCTTTAGTATTTGATAAATTATACGCCGGATCATATATAAAAACTTCGTAGTGGCTCTTAAAAAAATTGTAGAAAGCTTTTCCCACATAACCATTTCCGACAATACCAATTTTAGTTTTTAATTTGCTCATAAATTATATTCCAATTTTGTAACCATTTTTCTTCTGTATAATATATTTGATATAATTCCTTAGATGATGTTGAACAGTGATTATAAAAAGATTTATCGTCTCTTAATTTAATTGATAATTCATTTGCCTTATCAATATCACCTATGTTCACAGTCAATTCAGGATGCAAAGTTTCTTGTGTATCTAGCCCTTTATATCCAATGCAAGGTATACCTAGATAAGCACAATTGAGGGCGAATGTACCTGCGGCGTGAGTACGCATTAAGTGTATACCCACATTAAAATTTGCAAGTGTTTGTATCCACTCATTCCACATCATATATGATAGATGATGTAAGCTAGGAAATTGATCTTCATTTTCTATCTTACGTCCCATACTAGGGATAAAGATGGGTTTATTAAAGTTCTGTGCTACAAAGTAACTGTCAATACCACCATACCAACTACAGAAGTTACCACCTATGATAGGCATTTGATTGTTTTGACGGGGTACATCTTTGACAACATCTTCGATCATAAGAGATTGAAGATTAAATGTGGGTTTTTTAAATATACCCTTAAAGTATGGAATATCGCTCTTATTGTGAACCAATAAGAAATTCATCTCGCTTAAGAAGTTAATATAGTTAACTTGATCTGCGTATTTATAGTCTTGATAATACCAAGCCGGGCCTTCTTGCATCACTGATACTTTTTTGCCAATAGATTTACAAATGTCTAAAATCTGATTTGTATTAATTATCTCCAATTTCTTTGGTAAGATTATGATAGCTAAATCGTATGTTGGTACTTTGTTTTGACAAATATAATCGAAAGATAGATGATCCGCATTAAGTGCAATCTGCCAAGCAAATTCTGTTCTACAATTTTGGAAGTTACGAGGAATCTTTCCAACGTGTCCGTTTTGACTGATAAAACAAATATTCATAGGTTTTTCTTAAAATCTTCGTAAGTATAAAACTTGCCTGTATTATGGAATAGGGTATTTAAATTGTGTTGAGACATTTGCTTGAATACTTGCCACCAGTCTCCTTTTTCTTTTCCACAGAATCCTCTTGGGTTATTTTCATTGTCAATATACATACGTTTATTAGGATGTCTACGTGCGTGTACTTTCAAAACATTTTTAAAGATGATTTGTAGGTATTTATCCCCTAGTATTTTCTGTGCCATCATTGACAAACTTTCATCGTCATTATGAATAAAACAAGGTGGTATATTTACTCCACATTTTATTAAGTCAGATGTTAACACCAAACAAGAACCATCAATTTTTGGATAATTAAGAGTTTGTATATCAATTTGTTCTATTTCAGAATTAATTGCATTCATCTGTTCTATTGACATACAAGACTTGGCTTGATTGATATTGTCAACATCTTTATCATTATAAACGTGATTTATAAATTTAGGATGAACTGTTGCATCCCAACTATTATCCCATAACTTTCTATCTGCAAAACAAGCTATAAATCTATATAGTCCTTGTTTTCTAACTACAGGTGTTAGTTGTTCCAGTGAAATTATAGCTTCTTTTGGAAACAAACTATCAGTTTCACCCCAAATTACATAATCAGCCTTTTCACAGTATTTTGTATTAAACTCTCTTCTATAATTGGTTTGGGTATAAAACTCATTGTCATTATTAATTATTTTATAATGAACATTAGGCAATTCTTTTAGTCTAGACAGTTCTTTCTCAAATCTATCAGTTAAATCATCATTGGACGTTTTTGATGTATCTATTTTTTCAAAGAATTGTGATGTGTTAAATGCAAAATCTAAATATACATTTTCTTTATTATCAACTGTAGACAATAGGTTTAATAACCCATCAATATAGGATTTAAACATTTCAATTTCATAAAACATTACGTGTACACCAATTGCATATTTATTTTGAATGATCATACTAATTTATGTTCAACAAATATACTCTGTAATTCTGTGTCAATCAAGTTATTATTTAACATTAAATTATAACCAACCACATCATCTGGTTTAAAAGCCAATACACAGACTGGTTTTATAGCTGTGTCGTATCTATATTTAAATCCTGTAACGCCAACGTTGTATTTGGTATTTAGATGTGAAAAGAATGGGTTAAGTTCTTTAAAATATTGTTGGTAGACATAATTTACTATATTTTCATCACCGTGATTTTTAAGATGATCTTTGTTTGCATCCATAAAATCTACAATTAGTCTCCAAATGTTTACACTCGACTTTTTAATAAAAATGGATCCTGTATTCCACTGAGTATCGTTAATATATTTTGCCATACCAATTACCCCATCAAATTCTGGAAATTCAAATTTGTTAATTTGCCAATCGTCGAAGTCGTGAAACCAAAAATCATCATCTATTAAATTTTCTTCTAATAATTCACATATACCATATTGTTTATTGAAATATCTGTTGTATCTACATAATCTATTTGTTTTGATAATAGTGACATCTTTATAAGAAAAATCTAAATTAGTCACAACCACAATATCCTTAGCATCCCATCCAAATCTCAGACTATTGTCAATTTGTGCTCTAAAATATTTGTACAACTCTTCAATTTTATAGTTTCTCCCATATGTAATTGTATCAACAAAATCTTGGAATATTATTACGTTTTTCATATATTTTTATCGTGATTCAACCCAAAAGGATTCGTCTATATATGTGTTTCTGTGTTTGTAATTTTTTCTATTTAAAATGTTTTGTTTCAACGATATATCTTTATGACCAAATATTCCTGTAATATATGGTTCACAACCCGTATATAACATTAGATTATAATCAGATGGCACATTAACCGTTTGCCATTTAAATTCACTTGCATGCATATCGTGACATACAATTATAGGGCTTCTATAGAATGAAGATTGTAAACATTCTTTTCGTTCATTTCCGTCAATGAAAATCAAATCATAACTGTTCTTGGTTTCGTTGAAATATTCATTCATTGGTTTTGTGTAGTGAATAACATCTAAATTATTTTTATGATTGTATTCTTTTTTTACAAACTCTACCCATTCTTCTACATTTTCTATAGAAGTAATGTGCTTACTGTTTCTGACAAAACAACCTGTACTCCATATACCACACCCAAATTCCAAAACTGTATCTATTTGATATACAGCGAATGCTACTTCTAATACAGGAATACATGTTCCTGGATCTAATAATCCATATTTACTCATAATATTATAATTTTTCCACCAACACTTGCCAGTTTTTGTGCAACACTTTTATTTTATTTTGATAACAGAGTAAGAATGATTCTATTCCATATCTACAATTACCCCAACCATAATCATCGAATAAAAGATATCCACCAGGTTTTAACATTTCAAAACATAAAGATGATTCATATATTACGTTATCTGGTTCATGACAACCATCTATGTATACAAAATCTAATACTTTTTCTACATTTGGGTTGAATTTTTTAAGAAATACTTTGGAATCTTCTAACACATATTCACATTTATTTGCATCTATATAAGGTTGTAGATTTTGTCTGACCGAAACGACGATATCTTCTTCTAACACCATTCCTTTAAACGTAGATCCTTTTTTATAATTTAAATTCTCTACAATATCAACCGTCGTTAACTTAGAACTTGGCTGCGTTAAAATGTTTTCCAATGTCCACACCGCAGATCTTCCATTTCCAGTGCCTATTTCTAGAAATTGCAGATTGGGTACATTTTCAAACTTTGACAAAAATGTCAACCAATTTGTAATGTGAATAGTAAATCCGTCTTTATTTGCAAAATAATGATCTGGATACGTATATATTGGATTTTCTGGATGATCTCCGTATTTTTTTCTCAATTCAAAGTTATTCATAAATTATATCTCAACACAAATATATCCCTCGTAAGCACTTAATTTTGGGAGTTTACTAATAAAAGTTTCTTCTGGACTATAACCAATAGGTTTTACTATTTTAATATATTCATTTTTCACCAAATCATCCATAGCCTGTTTTAATTCTGGAAATCCTCCAATATCATCATAGATAAAATATTTTTTCAGTCCATTGGTTGATTTAAATTTAAGCGATCTTAGTGTATCATCTATAACAGCAAAATAAGTATGCTGCGCATCTATAAAAAACACATCACCATAATCTAAAGGCAAAGTAGTTTTGTAAACATCTTGTGTATAATATCTTACATTTTTTCTATCTTTATTAAACTCAATTGCTTCTTTTGCACTTTCTAAGTTAAAACCTACTACTTCTTTAAAGAGATAACTTAAAATTCGCGTCGAGTATCCTAAATTAGATCCTATTTCTAAACAAACACTTTCTTTGAATTCTGGTTTATCAAAAAATTCAAATACATCACGTTTAAATTTATGACTAGTGGTTGTGCTATGTTCAAATTTATCTGGTATGTTTTTTAATAATTCATCTATTGTCATATTATTTTACAGCGTATCCTTTGTTTTCACTAAGGCTGAAATTTTTGTTGTATTTCATATTTGTTTCACGTTGTTTCTCAATGGTTTTATTGTGAATCAACGCAATATCTTTTTGAGGAGGAATAAAAGCATAAGACTTATAACCTTCAACCTTTTCGTGCAATCTTCGTTCGTATCTAATATGAGGAAGATTTTTATAAAGACGGGATTGGTAATCTGGAAAGTTAATCATACCATCGTGATAATTCCAACCCCACATTTCAATGTCTTGTTGTGTTACCCCAACAAAATAATTAAGTCGGGGTAACCACAATGTTTCGTTGTTTGAATTTGATTGTAATAATTCATCTATGTTTTCAAGTAGAACATCGGTTGGCAATTCATCCGCGTCAATTTGAAATATCCAATCACCTTTACACAGACTAATGCCATAATTTTTATGAGCACCATAATCATTTTCCAATTTCTTTTGTTGAAAATTAACAAATGATTTGTGTTTCTCAATTATAGAAATTGTATTGGGATTATCCGAGTAATCATCTAACAATACAATTTCGTGGTTGTCTTTTTTATAACTAATCAGTTTAGATAACAATGTATCCAAACAATCAGTTTCATTATGTGCGGTGACTAGATATGATAAAAACATATTACAACATTTTTAGTTTTGGTAGAACAATCTTTGGTTCTTCTTTGTTTTCTGTATTAATTGCTTTTAACTTGGGTAATACAAATGTATTTTCTGTTGCAAATTGTGGAACATACTTATCAAGAATTGCCCACAACTTTTGATCCATTGCTTGTAGACTAAACTTTTGTTCATTCTCCACACGCAATAATTCAGCTGGTTTAGTAAACTTATCACTTTTACGAGCAAAATACAATTGTTTAAATTTGTCTTCTGCCAATGAATAAGAAACTTTAAACCACTTGCTTTCTTTTAGAATCCATTGATTAACGGACTTTGGATCTACATCTACCAATGTTCCTGGCAACAAATTGGCATATCTTTCATTTAAATAGTCTAACTGACCACTCCAATTTGGAGCCAATAAAGGTTTTCCACTGAGTGTAGCTAGTAACATTGGATGTCCGAATCCTTCGCCGTGTGTAAATGATACGTGTGCCAAGATCTTTTCGTGATTCAACAACGCATTCATTTCAACGTCATTCAATTCACCGTGTAGCAGATATACATTAGGACAAGCATCACCAAATGAGTTTTTAACTCTTTTGATCTTATCCAACATATCAAATCGATCAACTGTACTATATCCACTGCCGCTTGTTTTTACAATTAAACAAGGTCTATCATTTGGATTGTTGTTTTTAAATGCGGTGCAGAATGTTTTGATCAAATTACCAATATCTTTTCGATCATTGTATAATCCACCGTGAGTCCATTGACCTACGAATAAAAATGCACTCTTTTCTGGAATTTTACTCAAGGATTCGTCTGCTGTCTCAACAGATTGATCTGTCTTTTTATAAACATTCGTATCTGCACCCCAGAAACAAACTTCGATTGGTTTATTTACTTGAATTGGTTCTTTCTGACCATTTTCGTGTTGTTTAACCATTTTGGTATCAAGAAACACTTTCTTAACGTGTTCAGAAAGACCAATTGTAAGATTCATTTTATTGATACCTTCGATCCAACTGCCAGGTGAGATAGTTGTTTCGATGCCTGCTGTCATACCAATATTGTACTTTCCAACTGGGTGAAACTCTTCTGGGATAGTTAATTGGATAAATAGTTCTGGTTGCTTATTTAAGTTTCCTTGCAAAATGCAACCAGCTACTAATCTATCTTCTGGATCGGTTAAATCTTCCAAGAATCTTTTACTTGGACAAGCTCCCCATCTTGTGGGTGCAATTTTGACATCATATTTATTCTGACGGATTAAGCTCTTGGCTACGGCCGTAGCCCAATCGCCATATCCACTTCGATTAAATACTGGACCTGAAATTAAACATAATGGTTTACTCATATTATTTTTGATTAAATTGATTGTTGTCTCTTTCTGCAATTAACTGACTATATTTTTTGGGTGTTTCTGATTTATTTGAGTTAGCGTATAACTCTTCGATTGTGGTTGATTTTTTAGATTCAGACATCACGTTATCTTTTTTTTTAACATCGGTACTACCGAATCCGCCGTCACCTCTATTGGTAGAATCCAATTCATCTACTAAAACAAACTCAACATTTTCTACCTTGGTTACTTTTAGTTGACAAACTTTATCACCCTTATTATAAAGTTTAGTAAAGTTAACATATCCTTCCAATAGGTTATCAGTTCTAATCTTATAGTCTTCTGGTTGCCAGATATACTTGAAACGAAGTAATACTTCACCACGATAATCTGCGTCAATCAATCCAATACAGTTGGCTAATACCAGATTGTACTTACTGACACTACTGCGAGGAAATGCTAAAATGTCATAGTCCAAATCGTTATAACCAAAGTTACTGAACTGACGATCTTTTTGAACTGCCAACTTAAGATTGGTCTTGTATTGAATGTAGTCAATGCGTTTGTATGCACCATTCTCATACTGATCACCAACGATTTCTGGATCGCTCGTAATAACTACATCGAAACCAGTAGCTCTATCAGTGCCTTTCTTGGGTAGATTGTCTGTAGACTGATATGTCTCGTTCTTTAATACTTGAATCGTCATAGGGATGAAACTTCTTTTTTGATCTTATCAACATCGATCTTGTGTAAATCGATACCCATTTTTCCGTTGGGTTGACTCTTAATATCATACCCATACTCGGTGAAAATATCAAACTTTTTAATTGGTTTAAAGTTCTCTAATGTAAAGTCCATAGCTTTAATGAACTGATCACACATATTCTTACTATTAATACCACCTTCATTCATTGCCCATAGTCTTCCTTCAAGGCCACATTCTTCACGCTTTTCTGGACCAGCTAGATACCAATACATAATTGCATCCGCAATATCTGAATAATTTGTTAAATCATCCAAGATATATGGGGTAGGAGGACTACCTTGCATATTTTGTACCTTTGGCCAAACAGGTTTAGCCCACTTACCGTGCTTTGTATATTTACCAGAAGCATTGGTGCCAAATTCCAAATTGAATTCAATTGGATTGCCATTATCATCTACAATTCCCAATTGGTCTTGTAGACCTCCTGTTACTGTTGCGATGACTGGAGTACCACACATAATAGCTTCAGCTACACTTAGACCAAATCCTTCGTTTGAACTTACATTGGCTAGTACATCTGCTAGATTATAAAATCCAGTCATTTCTTCAGGCGACCAACGTGATTCATTGAGAACAACTTTATACTCTGGACAAATAGATGTAATTGTAGCTACTAGATCTGTGCCAGCTTCACATACTTTATCAGTATGCATTACCAATGCACATTTACTGGCTTCTTCTTTTGTTAGAGAGTCACAAAACGTTCTGAATGCCAGAATAAGATTTGCTGGATGTTTACGATGTGCATTTCTACTATTAAATGCTACGATGAAATTGTATTCGCCATCACCCAATAGTTCTTTTTTAATCTTTTGAACCAAAGGATTGTTCTTTTCCAATACTCTAAATTCATTGCTGTTGATGCCGTGTGGTACCAAGTGCAATAGATGTTTTCCGTTTACTGGCATATTATAGGTTCTCCTTCTTTACAATGTTTCCGTTGCTGTCAAAATCACCAAAGATACTGGTACAATTTTCCGGTCCAAGTACCCATTTATTGATATTATCTGTTTGTTTACTAATTGCGAATAATGCATCACAACACTTATAGAATGGTTTGTTCCACATTGGATAGGGTAGATCATCCCAAATGTCCAGATATGTCAGAGGAATTCTGGCACGAATTTGATTTTCAATATTATACAACCATCCCCAAAAACGTGGATCTGTGAAATGCATAATAGCATCTGGTTTTTCCAGCGACATAATCTGGAATAAAATTTCTTCATCTCCATAACCATCAACAGGATACAGTCTAAGATAGTTATCGTTACGACCATTTAACTTATCCACCGCTTCCTTCATATCTACAATTTTACCTTGTTCTGGATGTTTTATAGCCCCAGCGATTTGTACCCAATCATAATGATGTACAGTACCCAAAACCAGTTCTCTTGACATTGTTGCGATTCCACTATGCATTCTTAGATCGTCGCTCAATAATAGTATTTTTTTCTTCTTCATTTAGATTCCTTTGTAGATAATTGAAATGGTTGATTGTAACTAAGTTTTTGACAAACACTCTCACTTATTTCGGTTTGAAAAGCATCATCTGTCAAGTATCTTTCCAGACATTTGTTTACAAAATCTTGGAATGATATTTTTCCACGAATATTAAGTTCTTTAAACTGAGTGTATAACTCTTGATTAAGTTTTACTGTAGTAACAATTTGTTCCATAACATATGTGTATATGTATATATGTACATATGTTTACTATTAATTATAATTTACTTGCTTTTCCATCACAGTTTGTTTTGTGATGAATGCAATATTTGCAATTTTTCTTGGCTTTGCCTGGGACTTTTATATATTCGTTTACTTCGTTATAATTTCCCTCTTGGGTAAATCCATAATCAAGAAACTCAACAAATGATTTAATCGACTCTTTGATGATAGTTGGACCCGCAGATGGTTTAAATACTTGAATTCTGCTTTGTGGAAAACTAGCATTTTCATATAGTTTTCTTTTAACAATGAAAAATTCTACTTCAATGTTATTTAGAGGAACATTAAACTTTTTGCTATAAACACTTTTGTACAGATGTAATTGCGCAAGTTTGCTTACATCCTCTTTCATATAACTATTCCATCCATTGCTGGATGTCTTGAAATCAATAATACGATAGTACTCTTTGTCTCTTTCTTTTAGAACAATATCAATAAACCCAACGAATTCTACGTTATTCTTAATTGGAATTTCCAAGGGAATTTCAATACCTACCAGTTCATAGTCTTTGGTTGGAAAATACTTTAATCTATTAGCGGATTTACAGAAAGTATCAATGATATCATTGCCGTCGAAAATAAAGTCGGTAAATTCTTCTTCTTTTACATCTTTTACTTTTTTAATCTCTTCATTGAACTTATCAAGAAACAACTTCTTTACATCTAAAGAATCAGCAATACCCACTCCTTCTTTATAGAGAGAAGTAAGATATGTTTGAAATGCATGATGAATGGCTGTTCCGAATGTGGTATTAATGTTATCATCTTTAACTCTTAGATTTTTAACATAATCCAAATACCATTTATGTGGACATTTCAAAAATGTAGAATATTGGCTAAAGCTGACTCGTTTCTTTTTTATTTCTTTAAGTTCCTCAGTTGACATTCTATCATCTTAATGTATAATTAATTAAAGTCAACTTATAAAAACTATATATTGTATATGAACAAAATATTATTAACCCTATTAATGTCGGTCAATCTTGTCGCAAATGATCTATATCTTTACGATACACACGAACAAATTGAAATAACCGAGGTTATTAACAATAAACTTAGCGTATTAAATGTCCAAATTGGTAATACCTTTACACTTACAAACAGTTTGAATGTAAACACCCAAACCAATAGCACTGCTACATATGTGTTACCATATAGAATTGCTATACATCAACGAGAAAACACCAGTACCTATTTTAATCAAACATCAACTGAATACAACAATGACTTTAAGTTACCATCTGTTATTGCAATAAAAGACTCTTTGTTTAACTTCACTAGTAATGGGGAGTTATACTGTGTAAGTGAAAGTGGTCCTACCAACACAATTTTAACTTCATTGTGTTCAATTGTATTTAATAAAACAAGTTTCTTCTTAAAATCAAGCGATAAGTATACTCAGTTGTATGTTGTTGGTGGTAACATTACAGTATTGGATAACAAATCCAAGAAAAAGAAAGATTTAAAAGAAGGAGATTATTTGGTAGTAACCCCACAAGTTATACTAAATCCAAGAGAAGCTACTGTTACCAAATTGGGAAATAGCTTTAGTATAAAAGAAGTGGAAGATGAAGAAAAAGAAGCTCATACCAAATCTATTCAATCTTTGAAATCCAAGTTGGATAACACATTATTTGTAAATTACGGTCAAAATATTTTTGGTTTTAAATTAAAATGAAATTAGATCATTTAGATTCTTTAACAGAAGACGAATTGGCAATGCTATGGTTTTGCGTTAATAAAGTAAACCCATCAGTATTATCAGGTATAGAATTGGAACCATCGTTGTTTGTTGCTATTAAACACAAAAAATTGATGGACCGATTACTACAATGTGCGCAGTATGTAAAAGAAGAACATCATTCGGTTTTTACTGGACTTGTGAATAAGTTGAAGGTATAGTAGTGGTATGTATCAAAATATTTTTGTTTCAAAGAAAGACAATATTGTTCATTTGTGGGATGATAAAAAGGGATATGTAACTGTTCCTTATCGTCCATATGCTTATCGCAAACGTGAAGGTGGAATGTATCGTAGTATTTATGGCGATGAATTGGAAAAAGTTTATAAATTCAATCCAAAAGATCCATCTTTATTTGAAAGCGACGTTCCAGCGGAAACTCGTATTTTAATTGATGCTTACGAAGATAGTGACGAACCATCTGAAGGACATCGTGTTGTTTATCTGGATATTGAGGTTAGCACTGAAGGTGGATTTCCAAACGTAGACGAAGCAGATAAAGAAATCACAGCTATTGCTATCTATGATAGTGTAACATCAAAGTATACCGCTTTCATTCTTGATAAAGAATATAAGTTAAAAGATTTCTCCAAAGACAATGTAGAGGTGTTGAGTTTCACAGAAGAAGGTAGTTTGTTGATGCATTTTCTAACCAAGTGGGAAGAAATTCAACCAACTATTAGTACTGGATGGAATAGTGATAACTTTGACATGCCTTACTTGTTCCGACGTATGAAAAATATTGTTGGTCCAAATAATGCAAAACGTTTGAGTCCGATTCAAGTTGCTTATGTCAATGACTGGAATAAAAAAGTCATCGTGGCTGGCGTGACTCATTTGGATTATATGACTCTTTACAAGAAGCTCAATATCAAACAAGAAGCAAGTTATGCTCTTGGAGCTATTGGTAAAAAGATCGTGGGTATGGAAAAAATTACCTACAAGGGTAGTTTGGATGATTTGTATAAAGCTGATATTCAGAAGTATATCGAATATAACTTGAACGACGTACAAATCATTGTTGCATTGGAGAAGAAGTTACAGTTTATTGAATTGGCTAGGGCTATTTGTCATAAGGGACACGTTCCATACGAGTGGTATGAAATGAGTTCCCGATTCATTGAGGGTGCTATTCTTATGTATCTACGTCGTAAAGGACAAGTTGCTAAAAATAAATCATTGGAAGGTCGTGATGAATATGAGACTCAGATGGAAGACAATGAGCAAGGCTTTGAAGGTGCTTATGTTAAAGCTCCTACTCCCGGTCGTTATGATTGGGTGTTTGACTTGGACCTTACATCAATGTATCCGAATATCATCATCAGTCTTAACTTATCACCTGAAACTAAAGTAGCGGTTATTAACAAGATCGAATATGATGATTGTTATATTGATGATCGAACCGAGGAAATTCGTGAAGACTATGAAAACCTAAGTGATGGTGCTCAGAAGAAAACTCCATTTAATCAATATCTTGAACAACGATTATACGCATTTAATGCTCGTTTGTTTGCTCAAGACAAGATTAGCAAATATCACGTGGGATCAACTGTTTATACCAATGAAGAATTTAAACAATTGGTTACTCAAAGCAATTTAAGTATTGCTAGTAATGGTGTATTGTGTAAAAAAGACAAGACTGGTGTTATTCCAGAAATTCTAGTAAAGTGGTTCGATGAACGTAAAGATCTTCGTAAACTAGCTAAGAAGCATGCAGATGTAAAAGAATGGGAAAAATATGAATTTTATGATGGTCGTCAAAAAGTGCAAAAAGTATTACTTAATTCAATCTATGGTGTATTGGGTCTACCGATCTTTAGATTTTATGACAAGGATAACGCGAGTGCTGTTACCATAACTGGTCAAGATATTATCAAATCTACTGGTAAAGCTATCAATGAGTGTTTCAAACGTTCATTGAATGAGAAAGATGGAGATTGGGTTATCTATACAGATACAGATAGTTGTTTTGCTAGTGCATTACCTATTATCAAAAAGAATATGCCTGATATTGATCTCAACGATGAAAAGGCAATGACTGAGGCTATTCTAAAAGTAACTGGTGATGTACAATCGTTTGTTAATAAGTTCTATGATGTAATGGCAAAACGATACTTCAATATTGAGAAACATCGTTTTGATGCAAAACAAGAAGTTATTGCAAAGACCAGTTTCTGGTTGGCTAAGAAGAGATATGCTCAGTTTATCATTAACAAAGCTGGTATTGAGTGTGATGAAATGGAAGTAAAGGGTATTGACGTAGTTCGTACATCGTTTCCAATTCGTTTTCGTAAGTTTATGCAAAAGTTCTTGGATGATATGTTGCGTAAACTTCCAAAAGAACAGATTGATGCTAGTATTCTTGAATTCAAAGATAATATGTCAAATTATCCAGTTATTGAAATTGCTAAGAATACCAGTGTAAAGTTTAAGAGTCAAAATGGTGATAATGATTACAATCCAAAGACAAGACATCCATTTCAGTTTATGGATGGCACTCCAGCACAAGCTAAAGCTGCTTTGGCCTACAATGATTTGTTGAAGACTTGGAAGTTGGATAAAGAGGTACCAGAGATCTTCCACGGTCAAAAGATCAAGTGGGTATATCTAAAACAAAACCAATATGGTATTGACGGTATTGCTATGAAAGCAGATGGTACTGATCCAGATCGTATTATGGAGTTTATTGAACAGTATGTAGATAGAAATGCTATGTATGAACAAGAACTCAAAGGTAAATTATTGGACTTCTACAATGTATTAAATTGGGATTATCCTAATGAGACAGATGTTAAATTGGGAGAATTCTTTAGTTTTTAAAAGTTATGAAAAAATATAGTGAGTTATTGACTATACCTGAAGAAGGATGTAGTTTGGAGTTTAAAACAAGTCTTAATACTGTAATTGCAAATAAGTATGAACGTGTTGTTATTGGACAACGTGGTCCATATATTGAATTTACAACCAATCAAATACTATGCGATAAATTGTTTATTCCTAAAAATCAGTTATATAGATTAAGCGATCCAAAAGTATATTATATTGAGTTTAGAACAAACGATGATAGTAACGTAAAAGTATATTACCAAATGCGTACAGTCGCATATGCAGATTATAAAATAGGATCATTTTATATTTCACCATCTGAATTATTCGTAAATAATATAAGATGTCTGTCTGAAAGAAATCAGTCCAATGAAAACGTGGGGTTATTTTTCGAATTCAACAATTGACAAACAAGCTGGTATCGGTTAACATTATAGAGTATGAAGAAACAAGTATTAAATACATTTATTGACAAATATTCACTCAACGGAACTATTGAAAGTGTAAAGTGGGTCGTTGACAACAAAAACAAGCAGATCAAAACATCATCTATCAGTGATGACAAAAACGTGGTAAGTTATGTGTCTATCAAAGACGACGCTGGTTTGTCTGAAGCTGAGATTGGTATCAATGATACTGCAAAACTCAAGAAGTTGCTTGGTGTACTTACAGACGACGTAAACATTACGTTTAACAAACGTGATGAAAAGATTGTATCACTATCACTAAACAGTGAAAGTACTGATGTACAGTATGTTACTGCGGATCTTAGTGTTATTCCAAAGGTACCTGATCTTAAGAAGTTGCCTCCATTTAACTTGGAAATTCCTCTTACAAAAGAGTTTGTAACAACATTTGTAAAAGCAAAGAGTGCTTTGAGCGATGTTGATACTATGACTTTTACAAAAGATAAGAAAGATAAAATCAAACTAACTATTGGTTACAGCAGTGTTAATAGCAATCGTATTAATATCGATGTTAAGCCGATTGAAGGAAAAGACACTCTTGGTAAGACTATTCACTTCAGTGCTAAGTATCTAAAAGAAATTCTCACTAGTAACAGTGATTGTGAAAATGCTGTACTAAAGATTAGTGATGCTGGTATTGCACACGTTGAGTTTAACAACGAGTTGTTTAGCAGTTCTTATTATCTAATTGACATCAAGAGCGTAGATTAATATCTATTATGAGTTTCTTTGAAGAAGAAAAGTCTGTTAATACAGAAAAACATAGTCTTTGGGCTGAAAAGTATCGTCCCAATGTACTAGACAATTATATTTGCAATGAACAACTTAAAAGTATTCTTAAAGATTTTATTTCCAAAAAGGATATTCCACATTTGTTGTTTTATGGTAATGCTGGTACTGGCAAGACTACGGTTGCAAAGATTTTAACAAACAACATTCCTTGTGATGTGATGTATGTTAATGCATCTGATAACACTGGTGTAGATTTCGTTCGTGACAAGATTAGACCATTTGCATCTGCTATGGGTTTCAATGATCTAAAGATTGTTATTTTGGATGAATCAGATTATATGTCTACCAATTCACAAGCGTCACTTCGTAATTTGATGGAGACATATAGCAAGACAACTCGGTTTATTTTAACTTGTAATTATGTAGAAAAGATCATTTCTCCATTGATTAGTCGTTGTCAGGTATTTAATATTGAACCACCTGCTAAGAAAGATGTAGCAATTTATGTTAAGAACATCTTGGATAAAGAATCGGTAAAGTATGAACTGTCTGATTTGAAAACTGTGTTGGATAACTTTTATCCAGACATTCGTAAAATTGTCAATTTTCTACAACAGAGTTCTACAAGTGGAACTTTGAAGCTAATTAAGGTTCAAGGCGCAAGTTTTGATCTTAAGAACAAATTGATTGATTTGTTGAAGGGTTGTAAGACTAATGGCAAGGCTTTCAATGAAATTCGTCAATTAATTGCTGATTCTGGAACAAAATCATTTGATGAACTATATAGTGAGTTATATGAGAAGTGTGGAGAATTTGCTTCTGGTAAAGAAATTTCAGTGATTATTGAAATAGCAGAATATATGTATCAGAGTAATATGGTCGTAGACAAAGAAATTACGTTTATGGCATGTATTGCTAAATTGATAAAAACTGTTACTAAATGATTATAATGGTTTAGTGAAATATAAAATAGATAAAGTAAGTGGTATGGATAAGTTTAGTACTAATTATTCAGTAGATCAAGAGTGGGCATATCCAGATTTAGAACATGCTTATGAGTTAATGAAACAAATATTATGAACGTTATTTATGAAAATGGATGGTACGAGTTGGAAACTGATGGAATCCATAATTTTAGATGGTCATCCCCTAATAGCAAAATTAAAATAGATACACAGTTGATTTCTAAGTCTATAAGCTTGCAAATTGGTAGTCCACTTGAAAATAAATTAACGGTCAAAACATCTAAATATCAACGTGATTTATATATAAAAGTTGGATGGCATGATTATACAATTGAATTTGATGATTGTATTGAATTTTTTTCGAAGCCAATGGATTTACAAGATGATCGTAAACTGTCATTTATGTTAGGAAATTTAAACTTGTCTGATGAGATGTTGACTGATAATGAAATGGGTATAGATGGAAAAGATACATATGTTATTGAAAATGTAAAATCTAAATGGATAGATATTATCTATATATTACACGCGTCTTCAAAATCAAATATAGAAATCCATACTAACAGTGACATTACTAAAATTCCGGTTTTTACTGGGGGGGAACGATCTATTTCATTTAAGCTTAAAGATGAAGATATTATAAATAATACGGTTGAGTTTAGAGTAAAAAAACCAACTGGAGTTAATTTTCAGATTAAAAATATAATAAATAGACAAGATTTTTATGATTTTTTTGGATTAAAAAAATTAATGGATTCGTCATCGTTTCAAAATTTAAACCGAACCAAACGTATAATTGAAAATGACGGATTGATTATACAATGGTTTGTAACGTGGAAATGCAATATGTCGTGTACATATTGTTGGCAAGAATCAGCATCTGATGTATATAGAACGATTGGCGGTAAAACGACTAAAACCCCAGTCGAATGGGCAAACGCTATTAATAAACTAAACCCTGTACAGTTGTATCTTACTGGAGGTGAGCCTACTTTATATTCGGAGTTACCAACATTGTTAAATTTATTAAATTCGAATATAAAGATAGATATGACTTCAAATTTTGGTAAAACATTTGATCTTGAAAAATGGAAAACTGTAGATTTTACCAATTGGAAAACTATCTTTTTTAGTTTTCATCCAACGCAGTGGACGAATCCAGATGATTTTTTTATTAAATTAGAAAAGTTTATAAAAATCTGTGATCCTTTTAAAGTGGGAATAGAAATGGTTTTACATCCTGATAATGTAAAATTAGTCAATCCACAAAAAATTATTGAGTTTACAAAAAAACACGGTCTACAACCAGCACATTTAGACAACTTTGTTGATTCCGCAGTTTCTGGTTTTAACTTAAAGTCTGTGCCTGACGAACCAATTGAAATTTATAAAGATGAATATAAATTAAACTATAAACTTGAGAATGTCACATCAAATGTGAATCGTACTCCAATTTATTGTCCGGCAGGATGGAAAAAAATAAATATCGATTTTGAAGGAAACATCTTTACATGTATGAGTGCGGTTGATAGATCCAAACTGTTTCACAGTACAGCAATGCCTCATTACAGCCCAATTGCTAATATATTTGACAATAACTTTGAATTACAAAAAGAACCAATTTTATGTTGGGAATCATTTAGATGTTCTGCGTGTGATTATCAAATGATTCAACACGCGTGGACTCCGTTTAAAACCGGATTTGATTACCAACTTCCTATAGTAGAATAACTAATTATGACCAATTACCATACATTTTATTTAAATGAAGATAAACGTTCCATAGAAAAGTGGGATTTTGATAGTAATAATCCAACGCATTTGATTGGAGATTATAATCATAATTTAATAGCAAATGAATTATTGAAAAATTTATCTACGATTGCGTCTAACAAAGATGTAATTGATATTGGATGTCGAGATGGATTTTATTCATTTTTGTTTGAGAAAATATCAAAAACAGTCACTAGTCTAGATATGGACAATAGAGAAACCAGACAATATGTACATGGTTTTTTAAATTCTAAGTCTAAATTTATTCATAGTAATATTTACGATATTATTAATTGGGACAATAACATAAAATATGATATTGTATTTATTGCCGATTTATTAGTTCACTTAGAAAATCCAATAGGAGCACTTAAATTATTACACACTATTTGCAAAGAAAAAATAATTATTATCTCTGATTTTTTTGATGATACATCATATGATACAGATGTTGTTAGAAAAAGCATTCACTTCAATGAGGATTTAGTTAGAAATGGTACTATATCAATGGGTCATATGTTTTTCCCATGGGTATTTTCGATTAAATCTTTATTTTCATTGTTGAAAATTACAGGATTTGGCGATATTAAAATAATTGACATGTATGACATTCAAAGTATTAATATTAAAAGTATAAATAATCCATCCTCCACATTTACTAGAAAAGTAGTAATGATAGAAGCATCTCCAAACATTGATACATTGGAGAATATTGTTAATTACAAAGAAATTAAAGATTATAAAATAAATCCACATTTTTGTTCTCTATACCCTTCATTTAAAGTTTAAATTGATTATGGATAAAGTTTATTATTTTGATTTTGGCAAATATTATCGAGCTTGGCCTGCTATTGGCACATGTTCACAACTACGAATATTAAATGTACTCAAATCTTATTGTGATGATAATAATTTTTTGTTTATGCCACGTTTAACAATAAACAACGTGGATTATTATGAACGGTTTTTTAAGCGAACTATTACTTGGGACATTAATAATGTTGAATATGTAAGAATTCCTTCTTACGAAATACCTTATACAGAAGAAGTTGCACATAAATATGCAGACAGATTTTCACAAAATATTAAATTTAGTGACGAATTTATAGAAAAATGTGAACTTGTATTTGAAGAATTAAATAAGCCAAATGTCGGAATTCACATACGAGAGACTGATAAAATTGAATCGAAATATGTAGCATTTCCTACTTGTTTATATGAGAATTTAATTAAATCAATCGATGAAAACGTTTTTATAAGTTCAGATTGTAATTTTTCAATAAATGAGTTTATTAAGTATAATAATGTTAAAATTCTGAATACAAAACGTAGTGACGACTTTTTTCCAATGCATAGAATGCATCATATTAAATCAAATAAAAATAAAGAAATTTCTGAACTACAACAAGTTGAAGAATTGTTGACAGAAGTTTATATTTTTACTAAGCTTAAAAAAATATATTATGGCGTTTTTAACGCGGTTGTGCTTAATTCAAAATTACTAAATCCGTCTGTAGAACTAATTTCAATGGAGTCTTTATTGGAAGATGATATTAAACAAATACTAAACTATTATAGTGCACGTGAAAAATTTTTATGGAATGTAATTGATCAAGAAATTAATGTGGGAAAAGATATTCCTACAACGTGGATTGCACCTGAAAGAACTGATATGAGTTCTCCTATTTAAAATAAACGTATGACAACTACAAACCAAAAAAAAGCAATCGTATTAGGCGCAGGTGGATTTATAGGTGGCCACTTGGTTAAAAGACTAAAAGAAGAAGGTTATTGGATTCGTGGAGTTGATATTAAAAACAATGAATATCATAACTATGCGGATGAATTTATTCTCGGAGATCTTACAGATCCAAATGTAGTAAGGTCTGTAATTTTAGAAAATGTGGATGAAGTATATCAACTTGCTGCCGATATGGGTGGCGCATTGTATATATTTACTGGTCAAAACGATGCAAATGTAATGCATAATTCGGCATTGATTAACTTAAATGTCGTACACGAATGTGCAAAGAAAAATGTAAAGAAAGTATTTTATTCATCAAGTGCGTGTGTGTATCCAGAGTATAATCAAATGGATCCAAACAATCCCAAATGTGCAGAAAAAGATGCTTACCCAGCAGAACCGGACAGTGAATATGGGTGGGAAAAATTGTTTAGTGAAAGACTGTATTTAACGTATAATAGAAATTACAAATTGGATATAAGAATTGCAAGATTCCATAATATTTTTGGTCCATATGGAACTTATAAAGGCGGAAAAGAAAAAGCGCCAGCTGCTATGTGTAGAAAAGCAATTGAAACTCCAGACGGCGGAGAATTAGAAGTATGGGGAGACGGTTTACAAACAAGATCATTTTTATATATTGATGAGTGTATTGAAGCTGTTTTACGTCTTATGAGACAAGACTTATTTATTGGTCCTGTAAATATTGGATCGGAAGAAATGGTAACAATCAACCAATTAGCTCAAATTGCAATTAAGTTGAGTGGAAAAAATATCAAAATTAAAAATTTAGAAGGAGAAGAATTTAAACAAAAGTACGGATTCAAATGTCCTACAGGAGTAAGAGGTAGAAATTCTGATAATACATTATACCGTCAAAAAATAGGGTGGGTTCCATCACAACCACTTAAAGTAGGCATCGAAAAAACATTTAATTGGATAAGTAAAATAATTAACAATAATCAATAAAAATGAATGAAATAAAAAAATAATATGATCACTACACTAAGACCAGCCGCAATGTCAGATTTCGAATTAAATGTGATATCATCGCAGATTAGTTCTATAAAAGATAAAAAAATATATGTTGAAATTGGTTCAAGATACGGGGGTAGTCTTTTATATTTTGGTAGACTTATGCCTAAAAATTCCAAATTAATTGCTATAGATTTACCCAACGGTCCTTGGGGTCATTTAAATTCAGAAATTTCGTTGAAAAATGTAGCTGATACGTTAAATTCCGACGGTTATAATGTCGATTTAATTTTTGGAGATTCAAAAAGTAAAGAAACAGAAGATAAATTGGTATCATCTTTGAGTAACCAACAAATTGATATTTTATTTATCGACGGAGATCACTCACTTTTAGGTGTATCATCTGATATAAACATTTATACTAAATATGTTAAACAAGGAGGCATTGTTATTTTTCACGATTGTGGCGACATTAAATCGGTCGGCACAGATTTAAGTTCATTTAAAACAATGCGAAGTGTTAGATCTGCGTTTGATGATTTTTCTTATGGTAGAAAAAAATTAATCGTGCAGGAAGATTGGGGACTAGGTATAGTTTGGGTATAGTTATATGTCTGTTTTAAAATATTTAAAAATGTAATAAAGCGGTCGTTATGATATTTGATTTAGACAATTTAGATATACAGATTTTACAAAAATTTAATGGGATTAATAATTATTTTAATCCATCCCATTTTAATGACAGAACTATATACAGACGAGAATCTAAATTTGAAGACAGATTGCTGCTCAGCGATATAGTTGATGAACACGATAACGTTTTATTACAACACCACGCTGACGAAAACTTCTTATGGTCATATGAAGATGCTAGATTCGTAAATGAGAACCATATAAGTGTCTGTTGTTGTAAACGAGACAAAAAAGACATTGAAAAAATAATTAACGTCGAGTATAAAAAATATAATTTAATATTAAAAGAATTTACACATTTTAAAACACAAAATACACATTTTGAAAAACATTGGCAATTTTATAATAACAATATAATTTATCACATAAATCCATACACAATATTAGACTGTGATGAAAACGTTATTTATAAAAAAGAAATAAATTTACAACCGTGGATAGAAAAATACGGAAATCCTGGTTTGAGTACAAATATATTTGATGTAGATGGTATTAAGTATTTATTGTTTCATAGTTACGTGTGGTTTAGTCGTTTACATTTTAAATACTTTGTTGGATTGTTACGGTTAAATGATGATTTGTCTCCGGTAGGATATACATACAAACCGTTATTTGAAGCTAACAGAGAATATAGTGATGTCACATTATTAAATGATTTGTGGAGTTGGAGAAAAACTGAATTATGTGAGGCCATAAAATACGAAGTTATATTTCCTATGAATGTACTAGTTGATGATAACAATCTTAATATTTATAGCGGATTAAACGATTGCAGTGCAGTTAATATTAAAATTAACAAACGCACGTTTATTGATAAAATCAAAATTGAACCATTTATATTAGTATGAAATATTTAATTTTTGGAAGTGCTTGGTATATTGAAAATTGGTGTGAACAAAATAATCAATATTTTGATGATGGTTGTTTAGTCACAATAAATAATTCTATTAAAGTAGTTTCTAAATATCGATCTGTTCACCGATGGTACGTTGGTACTGATTTTTTTATTAAAAAATATCACGAAGATCCACAATTTAATATACACGAATATTGTAATTTTTATAATTTTGGTTATCCATCAATTATAAGTGGGGATTTTTTAACAAGACCATACGGATACTATTGTTCTCAAGGAGGTACTATGATTTTAAATGTATGTTACGATTTGTTAAATAAATCAATGCTTAGACACGAAAAATGTACGATTGGAATCATAGGATGTGATTTAATATATAATAAAAATAAATCCCATTTTTATAACGGGGGTACAAACGATCCATTAAGGTTAGGAGTTGATTTGTTAAAAACTTATTTAGACAATCTTAAAAATTCTTTTGTTTTTTCACACAATTTAATCTTTAACTTAAGTGAAGAAACAGATACGCTTTTGCCCTTTGATAAAATTTCTACGGATGATTTTTATAAATTAAAAATTTAAGAAAAAATTAATTAATTTCTTTTTATTATTTTGTATAATTTTATTAAATAAATTAATACGATCAACATTTTTTCCGATTGGTTTAAAATTGTTTATTTTATCTTTTAATAAAACGTCATTTATAAAGAATGATTTTCTAACTGGATATAAGTTATCTTTATTATCATTACAATAAACATATGAATTATTTGTGTTTTCTGATGTACATATAAAATGAACCAGATCAGGATCCAATTGTTCTCTAAATACAGGTATGTCACTGCAAATTATTTCAGCTCCTGTAGATAATCCTTCAAACAAATAGTGACCCCAACTTTCGTACAAACTGCAACATATATGAGTGGTGTGAGAATTTAATAGTTGCATAAGTTGTTCAGTTGATTGATACGTTTTAATATGATTTACATTTTCATTCACTTTGTATCGGTTATAGGGATCTATGAGAGTCAAGTTATTTGTTGTAGATAATACTAACTCTGTGTTTTTTTGTATTGATCTGCCTACAAAATGTAAAAAAGAATGATTTTTGGGTATTGATGGATTGTAATAATCTTTTGAGATAAATGGAAGATGTATAACGTCACAATACGGAGACAATAGTTGTTTGGAGTATTTAGATTTACAAATTACATAATCAAATAATCTCAAATTTGATAATTCATTTATTCCAGCCCATTCTTCATTTATAAAAAATATATTTTTCTTAAAGTTATTTAATAAGTTTACGTCATAATTTTGAATCCATATACCTACGTCGGCATTTTCTAAGATATGTTCTCCTACAAATTTAACCTCTACTTGTTCTGATATGTTGTCATAAATTAGATCACTTAATAGGAGTGCATCAGTTACTATTCCTACGCCATTATTATATGTTAGTACATTAAATTTCACAACTATGTATAGATATGAACGTTTTTAATAAATATTTCGATAAAATATGTGTAATTACTGCGGCTGAACACAAAAATAGAATTGAATATATTAAAAAATATTTTGCACAAGAAAATATTGAATTTGACTTTTTACACGCGGTAAATGTAAAATTTTTACATGAATCTTTATTGACACACTATCACAATTATATTGAAGCACATAATATTAAGGATCCCATGAATTCGTCTTTGTATAGAATAAGTGCGACAATTTCTCATCTTCAAGTATTACGACAGCTGGAATATTCTGATTATAATAATATATTGATATTTGAAGACGATGTGATATTTGAAGAAAACTATCAGACTAATTTAGACCAATTTATGAATAATGTTCCTACTGATTGGGACGTTTTGAATTTGGGTAGAAATTATACATATAATCAAAATCAAGTTGAACCGTATAATGAGTTTTCTAATAAAATAAAAGATTTATATGGAGCACACGCATATGCTGTATCCAAACGTAATGTAAAAGATTTTTGTGATTATATGGAATCACCTGATATGTTATTTTGGGGACCGGATCCTATATTAATAATGAAGTATTATAGAGTAAGCGATAAATGTTTTGCTCCTACTAAATCAATCGTTGGTGCATTGAGTGAACATTACAATGACAAAAATTTTATCAAAACAAATGAATGCTTTAAAAGTTTTATAAGTTAATATGTTACATAATTATTTTGATAAGATTTTCATAATCACAACATCTGTAAAAAATGATCGATATGATTATATTAAAAAAATTATTATACACATATAGATAAATCTTTCAAATCATACACACCAAACGATATTATATTTACTCAACTTTCTTATCGCGGTGGGGATATCCCATCGAAGAGGTTTAAGAGTTTAATTGAATAAATTTATTATAATTTTTATCATAAACTTTTTGTGTATCTACGATATATGGAAGGCATCCATTTGTTAAATGACTTGATAAAGATGGTATTGGACTAAAACATTTGTTGAATACATACAATAAATTAATTCCGTGTTCATCAAATACACATTCTTTGATAATATTAAATGTTCGTCGGTGTTCTTTATAAAGAGATTTGGTAAATGCAACTGTATATGTAGTGGATTTTATAGATCTCCAATGATGTGTATCAGTCAACACTATCTGTGATTCGTAAACAAATCGATTATCCGATTCATAAAGATTTGGGTAGTCTATTGGATGACAAAAATATTTTGGATATTTGTTTAAAAATTCTTTTATCTTATCCAATGCACTATCAAAATGTAAATAATCATCTTCACATATGTATATTTGATCGTGTGTCTCGTTTGAATTTATGTATATAGTTGATTCATAATGAATTTTTGATGCACTTTTATACTTAAAAGTCAAGAGTTTAAAGTTTATAGTGTATCGTTCACATAATGTTTTTAACTTGTCTATATAATTGTCTCCATCACAAAAGAAAATTATTTCATCATCAACTGTCATTTGTGCTAATAATGAAGTTAAACATGTAAAAACCAATTCAGAAATAGAGTTTGCTATAGGACACACTCCGTGTTTTTGTAATCTCTCTTCATATAAACATATTTTGTACAGTATTGTCATTCTATTATATTTATAAGTATATGTCTAAATTACGAGAATTAGGAGATACCGGCGACAGAATGATGCAAGGTCTTCCATATAACCAAGGAGGATCAGTATCAGGTGCTTCTGATTTATCCGCTTTTACAAGTCCTGATGTATCTCAAGATCCCAACCACTTTGGCACTTTAATAGACAAAAGCAAAATTACAGCTGGATCAAAAGATTCAATGGAAAAAATAGCTCCATTTGGACCTTATACTGGTCAACCACCAGAAGATTTTGTTAAAGATGTCAGTCAAATCAAATACAAAGTCACCCCAGATGAAATTATCACTGGTATTGATTATGAAATGAAAAAACTGGTGTTAAAAGATAAACAGGTAGCTAAACAAAATGTTGTTGCAAACCTTAAAAAAGACCCAAAATATTACAGTAAATTGCATATGTTGGATATAACCGATGAACCTGAACAACCAGATTATCGTACTCCACAAGAAAAAGCTATATCCGAAATAATGAAGGATTTACACGAAAAGAAAAAACAACGTAGGAACTGGAGTTGATTATGGCTAATTTTGCTAAAGATAAACCACTGTATCGTAAACCCGAACCTTTGCATAAAGGATGGCACTATATTGGCGATGGTAAATTCCACGATCCAAGTTTGGGAAGCGATGTAATGAGAGGTCGCAGATGGATGATAGATCCAGGTGCAGGAAGTGGTAAAAGTTTTCAAAAATTTCAACAAGGAATAAAGAATGATTAATAATTTATCAAAGCTGCCAGGTGGAGTTGGAGATGATACTCAAACCAGCCAAGTTGATGCAAATCAACTAAGTTTAGGCCTTCAAATAGAAATGGAACACACCAATGATCCTGATATTGCTAAGGAAATAGCAATGGATCATCTTAAAGAAGATCCAAAATATTATACTAAGTTGGTGTCAGCTGGTCTTGCAAGTGAATTTCAAGCATCACACAATACTGGATTTGGCGACCCAAATCAAAGTTTTAATGACTCAGCAAGAATTGGAAATGGCGGTTTAAAACAAGGAAATATGCACGGAAAAGCTGGTGGTACTCCAATTGGTCAAGTAGATGGTAGAAATAGCCATCCAATTGTAAATAAAACAATTGACATTGAATTAGAAGAACAAGTGTTTAGTAGTTTGGAAGAAGCTATATTGGATGAAAAGAAAAGAAGAAAAAAAGGTGGCAAAAAGAGAAAGCCAAAACCAACAAATCCCGCTTTGTGGGCTAGAGCTAAGGCCGCTGCAAGATCCAAGTTTGATGTTTATCCAAGTGCTTATGCTAATGGATGGGCAGCTAGATGGTATAAATCCAAAGGTGGCGGTTGGAGAATGAGTGAAGCTTATCCAGCTAGAGCTATGGAAAGTCCATTTCCATCACAAGTTTCTTCAGATGGTCAAGGCACATTTGGAAGTGGATATGATTTTGTAGGATATGCAGAAAATAAACAAACAACTATGAATAAACAAGAATTAAAAGAAGCTATCAAACGAATGATTCGTGAGATTGAACAAGACGATGTAAGTGTAGATGCAGAAAAAGAAAATGTAACTATCACTCTTGATCGTGAACTTGCTCAAAAACTACACGATTTGTTGATGACACAACTACAACCAGAACAACCAGAGGGAGATGAAGCTCAAGATCAAGCTCCAACTATGGATCAAGATCAATTACCTCCTGAAGGATCTGCTGGTGGTGAAGCTGAAGCTGGTGAAGAACAAGATACTGTGGGTGAAATTACATTCGAACAATCCAAAGAAATTGACGAAACCAAGAAAAAGTGGATTCAAAAAGCAATTCACCCAGGCAAAAAAGGTGCTTTGAAGAAAGATCTTAACGTACCAGCAGGCGAAAAGATTCCAGTCGGTAAATTAGCAGCAGCTGCTAAGAAGGGTGGAAAAATGGGTCAACGTGCTAGATTGGCAATGACACTTCGTAAGTTAAAAGAAAGTTTATAATAATTGTTTGAAATCATATCCTATACAAATAAATAAAGTGGAGTATATGGTGGGGGGTCCAGGTGATATAATGGACACCCCACCTTCTGCTAGAGGTTTTACGTTAAGTGTTCTTGAACGTGGTACCGGACAATACGCGTCTATATTTAAAGGAACAGAAGAAAATGGATATGGCTTCATAATCTATGATGACGGTGATAAAAAATTAATATTAAAAGGACGTATTGGATCTGACCACAAAGAAACAATTTATGCTGGTAGTAAAGAATTACAAAATATACGTAAAGATAAATATCGAGGGCAAGATGATATGGAGTTTTTACGAAGAACTTGTTTGAGTGGTAGATCTTGGTTGGTTACTTTACAAAACAAGAATTATTACTTTGTAGCTATTTGGAACACTTCTATAACACAAAATCAATATAACACTTTAAAAGAGTATTTGGTTAAGTTTCCGGTAAATTCTACATATGTTCAAATGGGAATGGCTGGATCAGATCCATCAAGTAAATTTCAATTAATAAGTAGTTTTGTTCCAAAAATTGCTTCTGAAAAACCCAAATTAACTAAAAAAGAAAAAGACTTCGTACAAACCGCACATATGAAAACAGCTGAGTTACCAGCTAGTTATGCAAAAGCATTAAAAAAATTACAATCTATGACCGAATCAAACAATACAGCAATGTCTAATTATAACGCTTATCAATCTTATAAAAACTACGCTTTGAAATTGATTGGTAAATTAGAAAAAATAAAACAACTTGGCAAATCAAATGTTTCTGCGAACGACATCGTAACCAAGAGTGCTTTGGACTCGGTATTAATTGGTTTAGGCAAACAATTTCCAGAACTGACAACAAAATTAAATGGTTTAAGTAAATACACATTTAATAGTTCAGATTTGATTAAATTACATCAAAAAGGAAAAATAGATGTAAAGAATTGGACGGATGCATCATTGAAAGAATTGACTAAAAAACAGTGGATGAATTCTATGTCAACAGGAGTTGGAGATCCAGATCACCCTATTAATAACGATGTTAAACATCACGTTGGTAAATTAAAAGCAGAAAATGCCGAAATGGCACAAAGTGATATAACAAAGATAATTGATTATAGTGAAAAACTACAGTCAATGTTTAGTGTAGATGATAATTTGGAAGACTGGGTAAAGGCTAAGTTGAATCACGCGTGTGATTATGTAGCTACAGTAAGAGATTACTTGAAGTTTTATCGTGATGAAAAAGAAGCTGGTACGCCAGAAGATCAAATAGATGAAAAGTGGAGTAATACATACAAGAAGAGCATTAATTGTAGTAACCCAAAAGGATTTAGTCAAAAAGCTCATTGTAAAGCTAGAAGATTAAGACAAGCTGGTAAACATACCAAAAGTAAACCCGTAAGAGAAATCTATGAAGCTGTTGTTCGTCATATGATCAAAGAATTCAATAGTAGTATGGCTATGGGAGCTTTGAAACAACTCAACAGTGATGCAAAGGAGTTGGAAACAATGTTGCAACCAAATACTCAATTGGAAGATTGGGTAAAAGCTAAATTGAACTTGGCAGGTGAATATTTGGACGATGTATATCATCATCTAGACCATTTTGGTGCAGAAGGTAGAACTTTGGATGAAAACAGTTACTACAAAAAATATTGGTTCACTCCAAATGGTAAAGTAGTAGATGTAGGTAATAGTCATGAAGATTGGATCAAAAACAATGATAAGTCTTTAGTAGGTGCGACTTTAGTAGATACATACGAAAACGCTGTAGCTAAAGGTTATGTACGTGGTGTATTTGATATTCAGAGTAAATTTTTAACACTCTCAAATCTTCCAAATTATGACTTTTTATCTTCGAAGTTGAGACGAGAAACAAAAGCTGCGATAGAAGATTTTATCATAGACAAGAATATAAAAATTGTTGCTACTGGAAAAGGTAAATTACTTAAAGACTTTATATTCAATACAGAACCACAATTAGCAGAACATCTTCTTGAGTCTATCAAGTTGCAAGAAGATTGGAAAAATTGGATCAGAGCTGGAGCAGCTGGTGCTTTGGGATTAGCCGCAACTACTGGTAATGTAGATGCTGCTAAAATAAAACCAGCTAATAAACCTGCTATAACTCAAACCGCACAAAGTCCTGTTCAAAGTAAACTATATACAGCTGAAGATGTTATTGCTGCTACAATAATAGATGAAGCTGGTGGTGAAAAGAATGCAACCGAGGCTATGCAAGCTGTTTTGAATGTGATTATGAATCGTGTTAATGGTGATACTAGAAAAGGTGCTATGGAATGTTTGAAACCCTACCAATTTAGCGGATGGAATAAAATCAATAAAAAGGATGTAAACGATATTAAAAAATTTATTGATTCAAAGAAAAGTCACGCAAGATTCAATATAGCACTTGATCTAGTTAATAAAGCAAAGAGTGGATCTTTAAAAGATATTACTAAAGGGGCAAATCATTTTTTGAATGTAACAACACAACAAGCTCGCGGCGGAAAATTACCTAGTTGGTATAACAAAAATAAAGTCGTGGCCGATATAGGTAGACATCAGTTTCTTAAATTGGAATCGTTAATGTCTCTCGGAGAATATTTTGGATTTACAACATATTTCTAAGTTATGGAAGAGTGGCCGACAATAGGTATGGGTAACTTACAAGCTATGATGATAATGCGTCAACAGAGTGCGCCTGTATCATCTATTAATGGCTTTGATCCCTACCAAGCTATGTTGAGACGTAGACAATCAAATATAGATACTGATACAGGTTATAATAATGATGTAGTTCAACAATATGACGTAAAAGATATTCAAGAGTTAGAAGAGTTTTGTCAAAGATACGGAATAATGGGATTTAACTTTGGTAAAATGAATCCCAAAGCTGCTTTGAGAATGCTTAAGGGAAAGATGGGTATAATTGATGAAAAAGTAAGTAATAAAAAAATGTTGCTTGATTAGTTTAATATAGTTATTTTTGTTATGGTCAAACTGATAAATGCTAGAAAATCTCCTCTTAATATAGAAGTTTTAATAGGTACTGATGTTAATGATGTCAATGCTTTATTTTTGTGGGAAGATAATACGACAAAAATACCATTACACTCCGAGGTTATAAACCTATACGCTAATACTGGATATTATTCGGGTTTAAACAAAAACATAGATTTTTTTAAGAACGATGTAATTTTTAAAATAATTAGATTGGACACCTATGAAATAATGTTTACCCATATATTTAAGAATTTTAATTTTATAAACGGTAAAAGCATACTTTATATTTCCCAGAACAATTACAGTGGATATAGTTATTCTGCTAGAAATTATATATTTCAATTATTGCAAAATGGATATACAGTTCACTGGATTAATAATGTTTTTGACAAATCCACATATAAACCGTGTAATGAAGAAGAACGTTTAGTGTTCAATTGTGAAAACAAATATGATCCCAACCTTGTTTATGACTCTGTAATTATACATCACGTTCCCGATGGATGGAATGATGTTAAAAAATATTTCAGACTATCAAAAAAAGTATACGGGCTCACAACGTGGGAAACTACTCATCTACATGCACAGTGGGTAGATTATATAAATTTAAGTGTGGTAGATGAAGTTATAGTTCCTTCATTTTTTAATAAAAAATCTTTTATTGATAGTGGCGTAGTTAAAAATATAAATATTTGGTATCACGATATTTTTAGCTTTGTACACAATGACAACTTAAGTGTAAACAATATATTAAATAAGTTTTTTATTTACAAAGACGGTGTTTATACACAATCATCAAATCTTGTTAAAACTATTATAGATAACAATACTGTATATTATAACATTAGTCAATATAACGAACGTAAAAACATAAATCAAGTTATATCTACATTTTGCAGTAAATTCACAGGTGATGATAATGTTTGTTTGTTTATCAAAACATATTTCAAAGAGTTTACAGTGGCACAAACCGAAATGTTGAAATATAAGTTCGCAGAACTTCTTAATAATTATAATAATATCCCACCTATTATATTTTGTTTTGATAGTTTAAGTGATGATGAAGTAAATCTAATTCACGAATTTGGAGATGTATATTTTACATTAAATAGAGGCGAAGGATTTGGTCTATGTACATATACTGCTAAAAAAATTGGTAACAAAGTTATATGTGGTAAGTTTGGGGCTGAAAAAGAATTTTTGTCTATCACAGATTCACTTGTCAGCTACACACTAGAATCTCCATTTAATATGGAAGTTTATCACAATTGGTATAATGATGATAGGCAGAAATGGGCAGTTTTTGATGATAAAGACGTACTAGACTGTTTACATTTTTATCCAAAGACGATCAAGACAAAATACAACTACAAATAAAAAACCCCTTGTTAAGGGGTTGCGTTTTACAAACTAAATTTTTGTTTTCTAAGTTCAGACGGAAGCAAATCGTCCAACGGTTCCAAACAGTTTACACAATATGGAATATTAATTGGTACCAATGCATCTTTATCTGTTCCAGCTAATATTTTACTGACTTTTCTGAACATAACTCCATTTTGAAAAACCGCACCTTGACATTCGGTGCATTGTACGGATTGTGTATCTTTTAGTCCAAAATTAACATTTGGTTGTGGCATATTCATACCATCTATTTTATTGTTAAACATAATTTATATTCCTTTTCTTTTTTTGTAATCTTCTAATGCCGCACTTAGTGCTTCGTGTGCCAAAACCGAACAGTGAATTTTTACTGGTGGAAGGCCGCCTAGTGCATCTACTATATTATCATTAGTAAAATTCTTTTCAAGTTCTTCTATGGTTCTGCCTTTAATTAATTCTGTAGCCATAGATGAAGCGGCTATCGCACTACCACATCCAAAAGTTTTGAATCTTGCATCGGTAACTGTTTGTGTAGATTCGTCTATCTTGAGACTGATCTTCATAATATCGCCGCAAGCGGCTGCGCCAACTTCACCTATGGCATCTGCTTCTTTTATATCACCCATATTTCTTGGGTTTATAAAATGATCCATTACGGTGTTGTTATATAATGTATATGTGTCAGTCATAGTCCTATTTGTTTTAAATCATTGACAACCATCTTGTCTACAAGATGTTCAAATGATGTCTTTGGTTCCCATTTCAATTCATTTCTAGCTTTGGTACTATCACCCAATAACAAATCTACTTCAGCTGGTCTATAGAATTTGGGATTGATTTTGACTAAAACAGATGTTACTGGTTCATATTTAATTGCATCTTTTGTGGTGATACTAAATTCAGATCTTTCTGCTTCTCCGTGCCAAGCACCTTCAATACCAGCAGATTTAAAAGCAAACCATACAAATTCTGCGATGGTATGTGTTTCATTACTAGAAAGAACATATTCATTAGGATGTGTTTGATTTAACATTTTCCAGATACCATCAACAAAATCTTCAGCGTCACTCCAATCTCTTCTGGCTTTTACATTTCCCAATTCAATTGGTTCAAATGATTTGCCTTCAGATATAGCTTTCTTGATTCTAGCTACACCCTTTGTAATCTTACGTGTGACAAATTCTTCACCTCTTCTAACACCTTCGTGATTAAACAATAAACCTTGTACCGCATACAAATTGTAGGATTCTCTGTACACTTTAACCAATTGTCTTGCAGCTGATTTACTTGCTCCGTATGGACTACGTGGTTTTGCTGGATGATTTTCGTCTTGTGGTGTGTATGCTACATTGCCATATTCCTCACTGCTGCCAGCGTTGTAAAATCTACAAGAAGGTTTGTGTTGTCTAATTGCTTCTAATATATGAATCACACCAGTTGTATTACATTCCCAAGTTTGGGCTGGAAAGTCCCAACTAGAACCTACAAAGGTTTGCGCAGCCAAATTGATAAAGTATTCTGGTTTTAACTTCTCTACTATTTTGCTAATACTATGTGCATCACTTAGATCAAAGTTTACCAATTTAAATCTGGGATTATTTTCCAAGTGTCTAATATTTTCGTGGTTTTTGATACTCAATCTTCTAGCACCCCCCACTACAAAGTAGTCTGTATTTTTAAGTAGATAATCCACCATAAGGCTACCATCTTGACCAGTAACACCCGTCACAAATGCAACTTTTTTGTTTTCTGTGAAAGAAACCACATCATTTATATTATATATTTCCATAAGATATTTCATTTAAAAACCAGGTTCATCATCTTCGTCCTCTTCATCTAAATAGTCATCGTCAACATCATTATTAATATTATATTTTTCTTTAAATTTTACAACATCGTCATTTGTTATTCCACACAGAAAAAACACAGCCTGTATATATAATATTATTTCTTCTTTTGTTAATTTGTTTTTCTTGAAGTAACTGTTTGCTGAGTTTGACATTGAAACTATTTTTTTCTGAACATCTGATTTTATTTTGATTTTGGGTGGCACACCTTCTAATATTATACCTGGTATATCTTCTATGTCTGAATTATCTACGTGTTTGTTTGCAATATGTTTGTAAAGTTCATCCTCTAGTTTATCTTTTGCAACACCTTTATCTAACAGTTTCTTTTTTATGCTTTTTATTTTTGTAGGACTAATTTTTTTACATATATTGAATGATGCCAATATGCCATTTTGCGACAATAGATGTTTTATATTATTCATTATAATATTATATATATGGGTTAAAATCTTTGTCTTAAAATCTTTTTACTGTCTTGCAATATATCAGGATCAAATATTTTTGGACCTTTGCTAATATAACCTTTTCCGCTGGTAAACGTACAATTATAACATAATAGTCTCATATTATCTAATTTGTGATTTTTGTTATTGCCATCGTCAAAGTTTAGTAACAGAGGTAACTTACCATCAACAATTCTTCTTTCTTTGAAACCACATTGCTCACATTCTGGTTTTTTAATATTGGCTCTAATCAATTTATCTTTTAATCTATGAACTGGAAACTCTGGGTGTTTTCCATCTAAGATATCATTGATAGGATATTTTCCTCTGTATGGACTAATTGGACCTCTTATGTGTACACTTTTTACTATCGGCCATCCCTTGGTTTTATGTACACCGTATTTTTTAGAATAGGTTTTAAATGTGGGATAACTTACACCCAAAAATTTAGCTGCTTTTCTAGCTGAAGGCGTTCTTTCAATTGCTTCTAAAATTTCAGACTCTGTAATAGGCTTTCTTTTATTACCATCTGTTGGTCTCTTGGGATATAATTGGTCCGCATATTGTTTTTCCAAATGCGGAATAGTTATACCCTTGGATTGTAAAATTCTTATCTTTTCAATTTCTTGTTTTACATCCTCACCCAATTCACTTAACGATAATAGTTTTTCAACTTTACTTTTAAGTTCATCAAGTTCTTTTAACTTACGGGTAATTTCTTGATTGTCGAATATGTTGTCCATTAGAATTTAGATGATGATAACGGCTCTTTCGCTAAATCTATTTCTGTGTTATCATAAAACACTCTACGCAATGTTTCTGCTCTATACGGAAAAGAAGCGTTTAAAAGCACTTTATAAGTGTTTACTATTTTTTCTTTGCTATTTTTTCTTTTTAACGATTTAACTATCATTATGGGGTTAACTAAAAAGTCATCATCGTTTCTTAAATTTTTAATTTTATCTTCGATGCATTTTGTACACGCTTCTATGTGTGGATCGTTGAATATTGATTCATCAACTTGTACAGTCATAGACCAATTAGCCGACTTTACTAGATATTTATTTTTTTCTTTAGACATAGTTCATATCTCCATCGTTAAGTAAATCCAAGTTAGCTAACTTTTGATTTACACTGTTACACACTTTTTCTTCGACTGTGCCTGACACAAACACAATCTTCTGTATACTTTTACTCTTTGCACTATCACGCCACACTCTACCAGTAGCCTGTCTCATATTGACAGCTGAATAGGATGGACTGATCAAAGCCAAACGAGGATACTTACCAGTAACATCGTGTAAGCTCAAACCAGCACCACCAGCAGCGAGATTTATTAATATAACCCTTTGTTTATCTGCCTGAAAATCATCTATGTTTTGTTGACGAGCTTTAGCATATTTAGCTTCACCGTTAACAATACATTTGGTATTCAACCTTTGACTGAGTGCTTCAATAGTTTCTGTAAAGTTTAAGAATACCGCAACACTCATATTGTTTTCAAGAGCTTCTTCAACCATTTCTACAAATAGTGGAACTTTGATCATTTCCACTTTTTGTCTAGCTCTTAAAATAGCTGTAAGTTCTGTGCTCTTTTTGTCTTTCTTGAGTAGTTTTTCAATCTTCAACAACTCAAGTTGCATTTCTGCATAAGCCGAATTGATCTTGTCTTGATCTTCTTTTTCCATTTCATAACATTCAGCAATAATCTGACTTTCTGGAAAGTTAGGAATGGCATCACGATTGAGACGAACACCTCTGTTAACAAATATATCATTGCTTAGTTTCTTTAAAGCATCTGTATTACCACGAAACTCCAATCCAAATCTACCTCTAGTAACACCGTGTGCATATGCCCATTCATAATACTGTTTGTTGTTCTTAAACAACTGAATACATTGACCAACTGTACGTAATTCTAGTGGATTGGTTGCCATAGTAGCGCTACAAAACAACATCTTGTAACCTTGTTTAAGTGCTGCCATACACATCTCACTGTTTTTGGTCTTGGCATTCTTTAACTTTTGTGCTTCATCCCATACAATGAGAGTATTCTTAGGTATTTTCCAGACAAATTCTTTACGGTGGGTATCTCTACGTTTTACATAAGAGGCAAATATATTATCAGTTTTACCAGTACGTAGAGCTTCATAGTTAGTAATACCTACACACTTGCCCCACATTTTAAAGTGGTTCTTAATAACACGTTTCCACGATTCTTTAACTGCTTTAGGACATACAATCATAATGTCCATATTTAACTCTCTCGCTACAGCTGTAGCGGTGTATGTCTTGCCGATGCCTACGTCGCTACCATCAACGGCAGCACTCCACTTCTTGAGTGAAGATACTATCTTACCTACAGCGCCAACTTGCCACGGACGCAAACCATCTGGCAATTTTACTTCATAGTCTGGTAGTGTTTCGTCTACTTTTTGTTTGGGTTTCTTTGGATCTTTGAATAGTGTTGGATTATCTTTGGTTTCTGTAAGAACCCAGTTCTCATTTCGTTTTATGACTCCGTAACCTTTACTTTTCAACATCAGTTTGTTTACTTTCCAATAAGCAAAGAATTGATTTAAGTAAGCAGGTGTAATTGTCCACTCACGCTGGAAGGTTACATCGCCACCTTTTTCGATTTGAACTGGATCGGACCACTTGATATCCAAGTTAATCATAAATCAATCACCCATTTCTTTACGATATTTCAAATTTCTTGCTAATTCATGAATGTTGGTACGTACCATTCTTCCATCTTTCTTTAAAGCACCAACTTCAAAATATTCACCCATCATTGTTGTAAAGTTTACACCTTGTGGGTCATCGTGACCATGACCTAATGATTCCATTTCAAACATTAGTTCTTTACGTGTTTTACGAAGTTTAATCCGACATAGGTTTTCCAAATAACTGACTACTTCGTTTGGGTCAGTAAATGTGATCACTTTGTTTTTTGTTGTATCTTTGATATAGTAACTCATATATTTCTTATAGTACTATATAACTATGTAACGTTCAATATCTTTTTAATATTATAATCTCATTTGGATACCATAGGTACAGGTGAGTAAATATTACGTTCTGTTTGACTTCTTATTGTTTCAAAATAACTGATCAAATGATTAATTGTGTGATCCGCAATATCTTCTAACCAATCATCTGGTTTAAATTCGGTTGTACTTACACCCCCGTGAATTGGCTTTAAACGTCCACTTTGAAATTCTTGATGTAAAAAATTTATCAGATCTTGCTTTAAACCTTCTTTTTGAGCAATAACAAATATTTCACTCAATGATTCTTTATAACTTACTCTTACAGGAGATTGTCCTTTGCCACCACTGCCTTTTTCTCCTCTACCAGCAGATCTTTGTGCTGATTTTTTACGTTTGACCCAATTAGCAATTGCTTTCTTACCACCTTTAGCTCTTAGTCTGGCAGCATATTTTTTTCCTAAACAAGCACTATAACTAGATCCTTTTTTAGCATCACCACATTTACCAGCCTTTTTACCAGTGCTGTCATAACGATCCCACCCCCCACCAGATGAACTGCCTACTGGTCCTTTGCCAAACCAAGCACGTAGTCCCCCCCGATAAGCTTCTAATAGAAATTTGTTATATTGATCCACGTACAATAAATATCAACTTAAATTGTTATTTTTATTAAAAATATCACCTAAGTTAGCGAAAAACTTTTCTATCTTGTTCTTATATACCTTCTTTTTCTTTGTTTCTGACAAATAGAATTTGATTTGGGTTTCTTCTAATGTTACCTCATTTCCGTTGATATTGATGGTGACGCTTTTGGTTTTTTTCATAACTACGCAAAAAAATATATAATCGATTAAGATTATATATTTGTGTGTTTTAAAAATATTGAAAAATTATTTAAACTCCCATCAAAAAGTGTTCCCAGTCTCTGTGTTTTGCTTCTTTTATCAAAGCTGACACTGGTACTGGTTGTGGAATACTTGGCTGTTTGATTAGCTTTAGTCCAACTTCACTATTCAATTTGTTGCCTTTCTTGGAGTTGACATCACGTGAACACAATACCAGATTGGTCCAACTATCTTCTCCACCCTTGCTACGAGGTAGAATGTGATCAACGGTAGCACTGTTACGATCAATCTTTTTGCCGGTGTATTGACAAATACCATTATCACGGTTATAGATCGCATCTTTGCTGGGTTTGCCTTTAAATGACTTTACAGGCATTTTATTGAAGTTAACAGCAATGATTACAGTTGGCACACGTACAGACATATGTGCTGAATTGATCACAAGATCCCAAGGACGAATAGGAAGTTTCAACCATTCGGTCCAACTCACAGGATTCATAGTGGTTGGAACCGAAAGATTTGGTTCTCTGTTTTCGTTCATTTCGTAATCAATGTCCAAAGCCAAACTAGAAGGCTTACCATCGACTTCAGCTCCACAAAGATCAATAATTGCATCTTTTACGGTTTTGAAACCAATTGGTTGCCAGTTAGAATTTAGATTCAAACAGATCAATTTATTAGCTATTGTATTCATAACTATACTATAACTATACACCTCTTTTTATAAAAGTCAACACATTTTCTTCGGGTTCAAGACTTTCTTCTACTCTTCCCTTGACAAGTTCCAAGTCACATTTGAACCATTCATTCTTGATTTCGGTAGCAAAGTACTTGAGTTTTTCAGATATTTTTTTCTCTGCCCCATAACAATCTGGGTGATGAATATAGTATTCAATTTTATAGTTACGCAGTGGAGATGATGTCTGATATGTACGTAATCGTGATTTTATATCATTAGTAACACCCACCTTATAATAACCTGGGAAGTTACTATTGCTAATAATATACACGTATCCTTCTTTGTTTCTAGATGATTTCGTCTGCAAGTCCATATCTAATAGCGTCATCAGCGTTTAAGTAAATGTCTCGTTTCAGCAATTCATCAAGTTCTTCTTCTTTGAACTTTGTGTGCTTTAGGTATATGTCTTTAACAATTTTCATTATCAAATCCATATTTTGCTTTTCGTCTTTTAGGTCTTCGTATGTACCTTCAAACCAACTACGTACTTGATGAATAAGAAAAATAGTATTTCTACGTATATATCGTTTTTGACAACTAACACTTATTAGTGTAGCAGCTGATGCAACCAATCCTTCTGAGTATGAATGAATTGGAACTTTGGAAGAACGTATTCTGTCTACTAATGATAAAGCACTAAATACTTCGCCACCATCACTGTTTATATGAAGCTTAATATGTGGGGGTTCAGGTAAATCAAATGTGATTTGGGTTATTAACATATGACGAGATAGATCGCCAATGTTTTTATTTATCAAAAGAATTGAGCTCGGATTTATTCCTTCGTAGAAATATAGTTCGTTATTGTTTATTACAGAGACGATTTTTTGTTTTTCGTCTGAGTGGTCGTCAACGTCTTCGTTACTGATCATTAGTTTTTTGATAATTTTGCTCATATTTTAATTTTTTTATTATGTTACGTAACTCTTCGTCGTCAACGAAGTTGAAGTCTTTTATATCTCTTTTAAGAGTTGTATGAGTTGTTTGTATAACTCCTTTGTGGTTGTATCCTACATCTTCCAAATCACCTGTGGATTCGCAAATGTATCCAGATATAAATTCTACAAAACTAATAATAGAGGTTGTGTGTTCATCTCCTCCTTCATAGTAGAACCGTAATGTTCCAAACTTTTGTTTTACTTGACGAGCCACTATTGGTTTTACAGGTTGATATTGCTGTGGATGTTTTTGCGCACATTCATTTTGTTGCACAACATACATTTCCAGATATCGACTAAGCCACAAAATAATTCTGAACCAACCTGTTCCACATTCAAATGAAAAATCAACTGGATACAATTGTGGAAACTTTTTCTTTAAATAACTTTGTAACTCTACTTTCATTCTCAATATATAGTTTATCCAGGAATGTTTTTGCTATCAAAATTTTTATATTTGTATACAATCTATATTTTAATGTCGTTCAAATATACTGAGATATTTATTATTAATGTTCAGTAGTACTAAAAAGAGCGGATATGTTAATGGTATAAAATTTGAAATAAAAGATACCAATACTATTCGTATCTGGAAACCATCTGAGATCAATTTTTATGATTTTAAAAATCGTTGTGACTTAACTGTTAAGTATTTGATTGACGAGGGTTTCTTTAATAAGACCAAGTGTAAGGTTGAAGTGGTCACATAAGTTATGTCTAAAAATGTTATATTATTTCTAACCAGTCCTAATTCAGTTAATCGGTCCAAAATGTGTTTGAAAAACTTCAAGCAGTTATTGAACTTGGGATATGACATCATAACTTTATCTACTACAGACTTGTTGCCTGAGTATGTTATAGAAAAATCCAAACATATAATTTACGATTACACAACTCATAAGTGTGACAAAAAGTTTTATTTTGACTATTACAAAATTTCTAGTGGTGGGTATTTTATGTATGATTTTAATACCCATCACAAAGTAATGTTTTATCACGACACCCATTTTCCTTCTTTGATTCGTAATCAACGTTCTTTAATTAGTTACGCTAAATGTCTTGGGTATGATAACTATTTTTACATAGAAGACGATCATTTTATTCATAACCACGATCTTTGTCATATCAGAAAATATTTTGATAAACTAACAGAATATGATTTGATAACTTTTTGTTTTAAAAAACAATCCACAAGCAATGAACAAGTGTACTGTACATATTTTCATTTTGCAAAAGTAAACAGTATGTTTTCAATTGCAAAAAACTTTGCTTACAATGAATTTGAGTACAAAAATAACAACATAGATATATACGGTCACTTTTTTGAAACAGTTTTTACTAAGTTAGTTGATACATACAAACCTGATAATTTCGTTGTTTTTGAAGAACACACCAATTTAAACGACATATTTAAATATTCATCAATCAATCAAGTATACTCATATAGAAATTTGATTGATGATTCTAGATGCAATTTTATCTACGACATTATAAACAACAAACCAGTGTTTTACTATTCTAGTTGTTTGTTACCTGATCCGGTACGTTTAAAAATATACGTTGGAAATGTACTACACGAAGATACTACTATACATCCTGGATGTTGGTATTATTCTTATATAGATCCGTCTTTGATAGGCAATACCAAAATTGTAGTAAATGATAAATTAGTTAAAACATTCGATGGATCACAGAATGTTATTTACAACGGCGAACTCTTCTTTCACATTTGATATGTTTTTGTAGGTTAACTGACTCAAATCATATTGTTTGTTTGTATTCAATAACAATGTTTCCGTACAATTGAAAGTTTCAAGGTAATTCAATAAATGCATTGTGCCGTTCAAACACGAAATTTTATCTTTAAAGTAAAAAATATTGTCAACTTTGTTATAAATCGATTTTGAAGGGTTGATGATGTCAGTTATTATGTATTGTTTAACATCGTGATTTATCTGACTCTGTATGTCATCTATGTAATTTTCTTTGTTAATTTTAAAAACAAAATATATAACTGATTTCATTGTGTATAAATAATAGATTTACGTTTTGTTTTAGTTATTTTATTCTAAATATGATATTTATATCTATTATGATAGTCACAAACTTATTAACTTTACACAACCAACTTAAAATCCATCATTGGCAAACAAAAAGTTATGCTGAACATCAAGCGTTAGGTGGAGCTTATGATGAATTTTCTGATCTAGTAGACGAATTTGTCGAAGTTTTTATGGGTAAATACGGTCGAATCGAAAGTCGAGACGGTTTTAAGATTGAATTATCCAATTACAAAGATATGCCTCCAACCGATTTTTGTGACAAATACATTGATTATTTGGTAAATGAATTGCCAAAATCTTTGGAAGAATCGGATACAGATTTATTTAACATACGGGATGAAATGTTGGCTCAACTAAATAAGCTAAAATATTTGTTAACACTATCATAACATGCCATACGAATATCACGCAAAGGTCACTCAAGTTGTAGATGGAGACACAATTGTTGTTGATATTGACTTGGGATTTAATGTGGTGTTATCTAATCAAAGTGTAAGATTGTTGGGAGTTGATACCCCAGAAAGTCGTACCAGTGATAAAACTGAAAAGGTATTTGGTTTGGTTAGCAAAGATTATGTTAAAGAATTTATTGAAAATAGTAAGAAACACGTGATAGTTCGTACACATAAGAGCGATAATGTTGAAAAATTTGGTAGAATTTTAGGTGAAATAATCAACCCAGAAACCAAAGAAGTTTTAAACAATTTGTTGGTTGAGGAAGGTTATGCTGTGAAATATCTTGGGGAAAATAAAGAAAACGTGAAGAATCTTCATTTACAAAACCGCAAACGTTTGATTGACGCTGGTAAAATAAAGATGTCTTACAAAGAAGCAGGACTCTAATATGGATAAATTAAGCAAATATGCTATCGTTAAGTTTATTAAATTCATCAATGATGAACTAAACATTAATACTCCGTTTAAGGTATCTCTGGTAAAACAACGAGACGATGATTTAAAAACATATGCTTATTACAATCCTCAAAACGGCCTCGTAAAGGTTTATTGTAAAGATAGAGGATTAGCCGACGTTCTTCGTAGTATTGCACACGAACTAATACACCATCACCAAAATCAACTCGGTAAGTTAGAAGAGCCAACCCAAGACATTGGTGGTGAAATTGAAGACGAAGCTAATAGTGTAGCTGGTCAATTGGTTAAAAAATTTGGATATGCAAATCCAAAATTAGCTATCTATAACAAGAATCTATGACTCCATAACTGAGTCAAAGAATCTTATATTAGCAGTATCAGTTTTGTACACCTTTATATCATCGTCTTCCAAATTAAAGAATTTTCTGGATCGTTTATACATTTTTGTTGCTATACCTCTACGTCTGTATAGTCGTTTAATATAAACCATAAACTCAAAGTATCCGTTAACGCCTATCTTTTTCTTTAATCGTATTATTGACCACCCTATAATCTTGCCATTTTCTTTGGCCATAAAGACTCTGTTTGGTACTTTTTTATCAGGCGAACAACACTCAACATATAACGAATATATGGAACCAGAGGAAATTAGTTTAGCACAACTCTTTTCTTCAAATAGAGTTAAGTCTTTGGCTTCTTTAGAATAAATTCTAATGGGCACATATTATAAATATGATTTCACCGTTTCTAAAATAGCTTTGTCAAAATCTGTTGTGTTAAATTGAGGAAACTCCATTTCAAAGTCTTTGGTATCTACCGCATATCTAAAATCGTGTCCTTTACGGTCAGTTACATATTCAAACCATTCCCAGTCAACTTTTTGTTTAGTGATGGTTTCGTATACACTCACAATCGAATGTATTAGTTGTATATTAGATATTTCGTTATTACCCCCTATCAAATACTGTTTTCCAACAATACCATCTTGCATAACGCATATAATCGCATTAACGTGGTCTTTTACATAAATCCAATCTCTTATATTTAACCCATTTCCGTATAGTGGAATTTTTTCTTTCTTTTTCAATTTGTCAATACAAACTGGAATAAACTTTTCAGCGAACTGTCTCGGACCAAAGTTGTTGCTACAATTTGTGATTATAGCTGGAAAATTATAAGTCTTAACATAACTTCTTACCAATAAATCACTAGCTGCTTTACTCGCTGCATACGGACTATTTGGACGATACGGACTGTCTGTATTGAATTCTCTTTCTTTGTAACTCAAACTACCAAATACTTCATCTGTAGAAATATGAATAAACTTTTTGATATTTGTATCTTTGAACATCTCCAACAAATTGAAAGTTCCACCAATATTTGTTTCTATAAATCTTTTGGGGGATTTGATAGAATTATCTACGTGTGACTCAGCTGCAAAGTGGATTACATAATCTAAATTCAATGAGTCAATATATTTCTTTGAGTCAGAAAAGTTTGGAGTTGAAATGTCTAAAGTTAATTTTTGATACCTAGTATTATTTTGAAATGGTAGGTTTTTGTTTGCTGCATATGTGTTGCAATCAATATTCCAAACATATGCGCTTTTATCTCGTTTGAAAATTTCCTCTATAAAGTGGCTGCCTATAAACCCACTTCCTCCTGTTACTAGTATATTCATAGTGTCCAATTATTTAAACAATAGTCAAAAGCTTCATCTGCAGTTCTCATTTTGATGCCGGTTGACAATAACTTTTCATTGCTCATTACGCAATTTGAACGAGGAGTTTTAACAATATTTTTGTAAAATTCACCTTCTTCAACAAAATTAAAGACTTTATCTTTTGCAATTGTTTGCTTAAACTTTTCAGTGATTTGTTTGGTTGTGATAAAACCACTATTGGTAATATTGTATGTGCCATAAGGTACGTTCTTGGTTATGGTTTGAATACAAGCACTTACAAACTCTTGTTTATTACTTACACTATTTTCTGCATCCAAAAGATTCTCATATTTTAAAATTTTGCTTATGTAGTTTCTTGAATTATCAAATTCTTCAAATGGTATTCTAAGTCTCCAAATGTAATGTTTTTCCCATTTCTTCACTACTTGTTCACCTATTACTTTGGTGCCACTATAAAAACTAGAATTATTATGCGCAAAACTAAAGTTTGGCACATCTTCTTCAGTAAAAGGATTGCCATCGGCTTTTTTACCTTCATATATACAACCACTGGAAACATGCGCTAAGGGTATATCATTTAACATACACCAATCAGTTAATATTTGCGGCCATACAATATTGCCGTGAATAGTAGCTTCTTTGTTTAATTCGCATGCATCCACATTAGGTTTGCCAGTATATCCCGCTGCATTTATTACAGCGCCTATGAGTGGATATCCAGCTTCATCATACCACTTTTCTAAATCTGCAAAAGTGGTTTTATGCGCATTTGGCCAAAGAAAAACAGGTAGCTTTAATTCAGCTAATTGCTTTTTGAATTCACTTCCAATATAACCGCTTGATCCGAATAATATAATCATAATAATTTATTTAAATATTTTTTATACTCACTGTTTGGTAATTTTTCTATAAGCGCTTTAAGCTGCTCTTTGCTTATATATTTGCGCTTGTAGCACTCTTCTTCTATACATCCTATTTTAATTCCCTGTCTTGATTGAATAGCTTGTATATAAGCACTACTTTCAAATAATGTTTCAGCACTTCCAGCATCTAACCACGCTGTGCCTTTAGCAAATTTTACAGCGGTAAGCTGTGCTTTGTCAAGATATATTAAGTTCAAATCAGTTATTTCAATTTCACCTCTGCTGGAAGGCTTAAGTGATTTAGCATACTGAACTACTCTTTTATCATAAAAATATAAGCCTGGTACCGCATAATTGCTCTTGGGTTCAGTAGGTTTTTCTTCTATGCTTATTACGTTATTATCACTATCAAACTCAATAACTCCATATGATCTTGGATCACTAACTTCATAACCAAATATAACAGCTCCGTGAAGTATAGGCTTGACTCTAGGCATTCCGTGAAATATATTGTCACCTAGTATAAGCGCAACTGAATCATTATTTATAAATTCTTCAGCTATAATAAAACTTTCTGCTATACCTCTGGGTTTGTACTGTACTTTATAAGTAATTTTAATACCCAGTTGACTTCCATCCCCAAACAATTTTTCATATGAAGGTAAATACTCTGGGGAAGAAATGATGCAAAAGTCTTTTATACCACAAGACAATAATGTGCAGAATGGATAATAAATCATTGGCTTGTCGTAAACAGGCAACAACTGTTTATTTATTGTACTAGTCAACGGATACAATCTGCTACCAGTACCTCCAGCTAGAATAATTCCTTTCATCAAATATACGTATTTTTTATATTCAGAAATAATTTTTTATATTGACACAGTTTGATAGTTAAACTAGGATACAAGTATGGAAAAAGAACTAACTATTAAAGACAAAGTGAACAATCCGATCATTATTCAACACGATGACCTAAAGTTTGATGGTAAGAATATTACCATTCCAGGCTATTATGTTGGTGTACTTTTGGAGTATATTGCGGATTATAATCTATCAAAGTTATCTCAAGCGGATCTTGATGATCACGCCGCATTTCGTAATTTCTTGCTTGACATAGAAGAATACAAAAATAGAGGAAATTAATTTATGGGAATGTTTGATGACGTAGTATGTAAATACCCACTTCCTTTACCAGAAGATCCGAAGGGTTATTGCAACGATAAGTATCAAACCAAAGACTTTGATAACGCAATGGATTTGTATGAAATCCGTGAAGATGG